TTTACCTGCACCACAGGGAACCTCGAGTATACCACCATTTCCATTTATTTCATATCCACAGCATATAGGTGTATTTATGTAATTCATATAAACGTCTATAATTTTTTCTTGATAATCGCGAACTGTTTTATTAAACTCAACATCTATATCATCACCTTCCTCTATTTCGGACTTGTCTGGTAGTCCATAACGTTTGATTCCGTAAAACCTTGGTATGTAAAATTTGTTTGCGTTTTCACGAAATACGTGAAAAGCACCTACATCTGTATTTTGATTCGCACCAAATACAAATGGTTTTACATATAATTCATCACGAAGAATTTCTTCATCTTCTTTTGAAATCGCCGACTTAGGTATCGTATACCCTTTCTTACCAAGATATGCTGATTTCCTTATAGTTTCTTTGTAATCATCCGTTATTTTTACTTCTGTAACTTTAGGCTTTGGAGGTAGTTTTTTTCTATAGGGTTGTCTAAAACCACGCATTATTTGAATTATATATAATAACGTTACTTTAGGATATTTCAATTTTGTACTTTATTACTTGGAATAAACGGGCGAAAAATATAATACTATTCTATACTATACAAAAATGAAGTTTTTATCTTTCATGAATTCACTGACTAACGTTGAAACTGCTGTTATTGTAGCGCTTATTTCTTATTTAGCACTCCCCGTTCAACTCCCGGATATGTTTGCTAATATGGTCGATTCTCCCATGGGAACAATTGGTATTTTCATCCTTTCTGTCTATTTGTTCTTTAACGCAAACCCATTAATTGCGGTGTTGTTCGTATTTGTCGCATATGAAATGTTCCGTCGTAGTAGCAACGCAACTGGAAAAGCCGCTATGATTAAATACACTCCTACTCAGGCAAGAAAGGACGAGAAAATGAAGAAAATGAACCCCACCAAAACCACTTCTTTAGAAGAGGAAGTCGTCAATGAAATGGCACCTGTAGGAAAGAGTGATATCAGCGTGTTTACTACATCCACCTATAAACCGGTTGCCGATAACGTCGGTAGTGCATCCATGTTCTAATTCGAATTCGAATTAGAATTCTAATTCTGATACTTGTTTTACATCATATAACTTTACATATATGATGTAATTGGCTCACCTGTAGTGTGTCTACCCTTTTTGAGCTTCGAATTTTTTCTTAATTCCGATTATGATACTTACTAATACAAATATTCCTGCGGAAATACCGGTGAAATTTCCATAGGATACCAAATCAAATGAACCAAACAAATACAGAATACTTAATATTATTATACTCATTAAACTAACCGCAAAATAAGCCGATAAACTATCCGAACTAATCATTGTAGATAGGACTACATTGATAGTAGGCCATAAATCATCAAATGGTAATGCTTCTATATTACCCGCCGCCTCTGATTTTTGGTCGTTTTTTACATCCGTCCCTTTCACGGTGGTTGTCATAAATGTTAAATCCATCTTCTTTATTTGAATTAATCCATACGATAAAATACTAAACACAAAGGTAAATATACCCCCTGACATTAGTTTATAATCGTCGTCAGCAGCACCAGAACTTATGAGTATTGCGGTCAAAGCAAACATACTAATACCGAGTAATATGTCAGCGGCACGAATACGTGTAAATCGAGCTATGTCATCTGTCGGGTTTGCGATACTACTACCGTCAATTACCAGGTTTTTATAAAGTAATGGAACCGTAATATAAGAAACTAGCATCGTTAACACAAATATACCATAATTTACAGTTGTCTTCATAAAATCGCTCTCTTGTGTTTCTGTTGCCATTTTACTGTTAATCGGAATATTATATGTATTCTGTTCTTCCTCACTTGCACCCGTAGGACTGCAGTCTATGTAAATCTCTTCAGCATCCCGTTTTGCTATGTTATTCTCTGGAATAATCAAATACTTTCCATTCCTTGGAGAAATTTCGAATAAATTTGTCACATTTCCGTAATTATTCACGATTTTGTCTTTGGAAGCAGTATTTATCTGAATGGGGGTTGTAAATACACAGATGTAATTACCGGTTTTTCCGTCTATATAGACAATACCAGAGTCTTGTTTTGGTAGAATCGCATTTAAATCCGCGTCAATTGTTGGCGATTGACGATCCGTAATCGATATTATTTTATCAATTACATTCTCATCTGTGATTACTAACGAGCTGGTTTCTAATAAATAACAAGAATATAGTTTTTGGCTTGACCGGTCGCTTTCCGTATGTTCTATGATTAATTCGCCTACAATATTATCATTGGTTGTTGTAATACCCTTAATATTGTAATGGAGTGTTTTATAAATAGACATAGAGGTATGCATGAACTTCGACGAGATGGTGGTTTTATCAAGAAGTTTGTTACTTGTATAGAAAACATTGTTTTCAGATGAAGTATTCGGATATGATATAGAAAATCCACCACGATTATCCGATGGCGAAGTTGCTTCGTTCTTATTTAATGTTACACGTGGGTAGTCTATTACTAATTTATCATCAAACGCTTTATTTTTATTAGGGTCTAATATTGATTTTGAATCTGACATTGTTAATACACTATATAGATTATTCATATAGTTTATTTTGAAAACTTTATCTAAAGGTTAGGAATATACTGGAACAAATTGTTTTCATACATTGTAACTTGGAATGTGTCGTTATACCCTTCCACAAAAACTACATCCCCATTATTTATGTCATCGCATCCATACTCGCCCGTACAACTTTTTCCATTCACACTAATTGGTAACTTGGTGTTTAAATTACCATTATTTGCGATTGTATAGAATTGCCACTTATCGCGTCCAGTCATTATCCGTCTACCCATTAAAGGAAGAATGTTCTGTTCTCCGTCGTTACCCATACGAGTTAATATACCCATCTGTTGATAGTTACTATTTGTTGCGCGCGTTTGAATATTCACCGGAACTGCTACTGGAGGCACACCTCGAATGTCACTTGAACCACGCGGGTAATATACATCATGTGTTTTTAATGGTGGCGCATAGGGGTCATTAATCGTATCATTTCTACCAGACATAGGTGTTAATGCGTGATGTATAGGAGGAGGCACTAAAATAGCAGGTCCTTTATTTGTTGCTCTCCGAACATTCATAAAATGTTGATAAAAGATGAATCCTAAACCTATTAAAATGACTATTATCAGTAGTAATGTCATATTCTCTATGCATATAACACCCGGAGCACATTTTTTTGCCATATTGGTTTGTATATTATTGCACACTATTATAATATGCCAAACGCATTTACTATTTTTCCTAATCCACCGAACATCTTTGATAATCCACCCGTAGTTAATGGGATTACATCCGTCTTTACATCATGGACGAACTCACCAGTCTTCCTTACGAACGCACTTGGTTTTAATCTGCGACAATTATAACATTTATCACGAACAGACTTAGGAAAGTGTATTACATGGAACCCAAACCTATCTATTGTAAATCTATCTAATTTTTCTAACAACGACCACAGCTTACTTTCTATCTGGCTACCTATATTCTCTTTACCACCAACAAAATCTAACATCATAAACACTAACATTGGAATAAAATACAGAATCTTTCCAATAATTTCTAATAGGTAATAAAATATACATGATGTAAAATTTTCCATCATCTGTAACCCGCAAAAAAATGTTGTTAATCCAAATACTCCTACTGAATGCGCTAATTTAGCAGCAGACATAGCACCCAAAAACGCACCTTGGGGGAATTCTATAAACTCCTGTGCGACGCCTTCAAATATCATAAATAAACCTTCTCCAGCTCCTATCGCTAAAGTTATTAATATCAATATAAATGGTATTGCTGCTCCGAACATTGTTACTCTAATATATATTAATAGACATATATTAGGTTTGTATTGGAATCTAATTACTTACTTTTTCTGTGATTTGTATTTTGAGTATTTATTCATAAACGCTTCTGCCTTGTCTAATATGGGGTCGATTTTTGTCATAGCATCTACAATATCACCCTTTAATGCGTTAAATTCGGGATATTCCTCTTTTAACTTTTCAAATTGACGTTTCATTTCGTCCTTTGTCTTGTCGGAAAGTTCATTTGAATTCGGGGCATCATCCATTTCGTCATCTACTTTCGTTGCTGATTTTTTATTCTTTTTCTCTTTTTTGGGAGCAACTTCATCTACCTCCTCTTCCGCGTCAACCTCCTCCTCTTCCTCTGCGTCTTCGTTGTCTTCGAATCCCTCATAACCTACTTGTTTCATACCTTTCTTTAACAAATTAGTAACAGTTAACGCTACACAAAGAATTACTATCATATTTCGGCTAAAGAAAGAAGTTAAGAAACCAACCATACACATCAATACAATTCCCATTGTATCATTGTTGCTTACAAATAACACGATTTGGGTCAATGTCATGAACAAAAACAGATATAACACTAGTTGATTCTGAAGAACTGGATTGAAGTTATACTTCATTTTTACTAGTTTTCCAAAATTTGGTAATTTAAATGGCATTTATAGAATATGTACCGAAATTATTTTACATCCTAAATTATTTTCTTGACTTCTTTATCTCGTTTAGCTGCTACTGTCGCCTTCATCACATTGATAACACGCAGGGATATCTCCGCCATAAATATCCAATACTTCTCTTACCACTTCTTCACGTTGAATATCATCTTTCTGAAATTCTACACTTGTTATACTCGATGAACGTTTTCCTTTAAATTTTTCTAAAAAATCTTCTAATCCATTTACCTCTTGGTCGCGGTCATATTGCTCTAAATCACCTGTTATTACCATACGACTATTTTCACCTAATCGCGTCATTAACATTTTCATTTGGGCTATTGTTGAATTCTGCATTTCATCAGCAACTATCCAGCAATTCTTGAATGTTCTACCACGCATATAACCTAATGGAGATATTTCAATCACTTTATCTTCCAATAATGTAGTTACCTCTTTCGGGGTAATAAATGTATGTAATATATCGTATATAGGTCTTACCCACGGTGCCATCTTTTCTTCTAATGTACCAGGTAAATAACCCAAATCTTCATCGACAGATACGGATGGTCTTGTAAATATCAGTTTTTCGTAATTACCTAATAAAAAATTTCGCACACCCCATTCTGTCGCAAATAATGTCTTTCCTGTTCCAGCTGGACCCGTTGCTACAACAATCTTCTTATTCTTACGTTTCAATTGATTATGGTAATATTCTTGACTCTGATTCTTAGGACTTGTGAATTTTGATTCAAATATACTCTTTTCATTCGCAGATAAATGGTGTATATTCTCGTAATATGACCGTTGTCTTGCGATTGACGTCTCGCGGTCTATATCATGCTTATATTCGTTCAACATTTCTTTATCGTTTGGTTTCTTTGACTTACGACCGCGCTTCTTATTATCCTGCTTATCGTCTCCTAAGTAGTCTTCCATGTCATTGTAAGAACCTTTTTTCATCTATTATCTATTGTCTAATATACTATAATCACTTAAATAATTTCGAGCGGACAAACGATAGTTCTCTTTATTACGTAGTATAGGTATTTACTAACTTATTACTACCACTAAACGCTACTATTTTACAATACAAATACTACAATATTGTTATTACATCTTTGATTTTTGGACGTGTACTACATTTTGTTTGAGGGTCACTCCATATTCGTATACTAATTTGATATATATTGTCAGTTGTTACTATAATACCCTAACATAAATACATTTATTAAAGGAAATAAAAATCTGCCGTCTATATTATTTAGACAACAATGACCGACATTCAACATAACGAGCCTTTACTGCAACCTGATGAAAACCGATATGTTATGTTCCCTATTCAGTACAACGATATATGGGATATGTATAAACGCTCTATTGACTCTTTTTGGCACACTGGAGAAATTTCACTCGCACAAGATCTAAATGACTGGAAATCACTCAATGCCGACGAACAAAACTTTATAAAAATGATTCTCGCGTTCTTTTCCAGTAGTGACGCACTTGTCACTGATAATCTTGGAACACGCTTCATGAGCGAGGTTCAACCATCTGAAGCACGCGCATTCTACGCTTTTCAAATTGCGATTGAGACCATTCACTCTGAAATGTATAGTATATTGATTGACACTTACATCAAAGATAGTGCTGAGAAAACCAAATTATTCCAAGCCACTCAAAATTATCCTTGTATTTCTAAGAAATTTAACTGGGCTCAAAAGTGGTTAGATGATAAAACCAGTGACTTCGCAACTCGTCTGGTCGCATTCGCACTTGTAGAAGGTCTTTTCTTTTCATCGTCATTTGCTGCTATTTATTGGATTAAGAAACGTGGTCTTATGCCTGGACTTACATTTTCAAATGAACTTATTTCACGGGACGAAGCTTTACATACCGAATTCGCTATTTTGCTTTACTCCAAGATAGAAAATCGCCTTTCTCAAACCAAAATCTATGATATTGTGAAAGAAGCGGTTGACATCGAAAAGGAATTTATTACAGAAGCTATTCCTTGCCGTATGATTGGAATGAATACAAAACTTATGTGCCAATATATTGAATTTGTTGCCGATAGATTATGTCTACAATTGGGTTATGACAAAATCTATAATTCGTCGAATCCATTTGATTTCATGGAGCTCATTAGCGTTGAGTCGAAAGTGAACTTCTTTGAGCGTACAAATGCTGAATACGCATTAGCTAATAAAACGGTTGATGATGACGTCTTTGAATTTAAATCTGATTTCTAAATGGTCTTATTTAGTCAGTGTAACCAATATAATTTATGATTATTTATTATACTAATCATACATTATGAATACGTGGTATGATTCTTCTATTAATTCGAATATTCTACGGAAAACCTATGTGAATGGATTTTTAGATGTTTCGCAAAACCTCAACGTACGTAGTAATATGTATGTAAATGGGGATGTCAGTTTCAACTCTACTGGTCGCGTTGACGTTTGTGGTAACTTTTACGCTCAATATCCCGAGAATTCTATTCCTATATCTGCTATTATTGGAGATAATGAGAATAAAGCGAATCTTGATTATGTTGATGCTTCTTTGAATTTGAAAGCCGATAAGAACACTACCAATGATGCGATTGCTCTTAAAGCGAATCTTGATTATGTTGATAATTCTCTCAATTTAAAAGCCGATATGGAAGCCACCAATGATGCGATTGCTCTTAAATCCGATTTGACCTATGTTGATGCTTCTCTCAATTTGAAAGCCGATATGGAAGCCACCAATGCTGATATTGCTCTTAAAGCGGGTCTTGATTATGTTGATGCTTCTCTCAATTTAAAAGCCGATATGGAAGCCACCAATGCTGATATTGCTCTTAAAGCGGATCTTGATTATGTTGATGCTTCTCTCAATTTGAAAGCCGATATGGAAGCCACCAATGATGCGATTGCTCTTAAAGCCGAATTGACCTATGTTGATGCTTCTCTCAATTTGAAAGCCGATATGGAAGCCACCAATGCTGATATTGCTCTTAAAGCGGATCTTGATTATGTTGATGCTTCTCTCAATTTGAAAGCCGATATGGAAGCCACCAATGATGCGATTGCTCTTAAAGCCGAATTGACCTATGTTGATGCTTCTCTCAATTTGAAAGCCGATATGGAAGCCACCAATGCTGATATTGCTCTTAAAGCCGATTTGACCTATGTTGATGCTTCTCTCAATTTGAAAGCCGATATGGAAGCCACCAATGCCGATATTGCTATTAAAGCGAATCTTGATTATGTTGATGCTTCTCTCAATTTGAAAGCCGATATGAAAGCCACCAATGATGCTATTGCTCTTAAAGCGAATCTTGATTACGTTGATGCTTCTCTCAATTTGAAAGCCGATATTAGTAACGCTACTTTTACAGGTAAATCTACTTTTACTGAAATTGTTGTCAATGATAATTTGACTGTTACTAAAAAAACGACCTTGGGAGATGATGTATCGATGAATGCTAACGTGGATATTAGCGGAAATTTAGCCATTAATGGTAATTTATCTGTTTTCAAAAACCAATCAACCGAAATTATAAACACCACCGTCAATGAATACACATCAATTGTTACCGAAGATATTTCTTTAAATGGTGGTCTAAGTGTATCTGGAGATTCTTCTTTTAATAGTCATGTTACTATACAAGACCTTAGTGCTACTGGTAATACTACCATACAAGGTGAACTTGAAGTGGATGGCGATGTTTCGTTTAATAATGGATTATCAGTAGGTGGAAATTTAAATGTTACAGGAACCGTTTCGGGACCAACAGCCGCAAGTGGAACCAATACTACCCAATTGGCAACTACCGCATTCGTTACGGATGCCGTTGCAGCGGGTGGTGTAGATACAGATAGCGACCTAAGTCTTAATGCTGGATTATCCGTCGGGGGTGATGTAAGCTTAAATGCCGGATTATCGGTTGGTGGTAATATAACTATTCCAGATAAATCCATTAACATTACTGCTTTAAAGAATAACAATAATTTAGCTGACACCACATATAAAACCTTTGTAATTACAGCATCAGGTAATAAATACTATATAAATGGTGTTTTACAAGATACGATAATTCTATACCGTGGATTAAAATATAGTTTGGACGTAAATGATGGTTCTACTGGTTCGCATCCATTTTATATTCAAACTACAGATAATGGAGGTGCTTACGATGCGGCTAATGTATATAATGATGGAATTACCAATAATGGTGCTACTACAGGAATTATTGACTTTATAGTTCCAGATAACGCTCCAGATACATTATATTATAGATGTAGCGCTCATGGGGATATGGGGGGAATAATTCAACTTGAAAATTATTTAAATATCAGTGACAATTTGATTTTAAGTAAGAATTTGAATGTTACAGGAACCGTTTCTGGTCCAACAGCCACAAGTGGAACCAATACTACCCAATTGGCAACCACCGCTTTCGTTACTACTGCCATTGCTGATGGTGGTGGTGGTGGTGGTGTTGACCCCGATAGTGATTTAAGTCTTAATGCTGGATTATCGGTTGGAGGCGATGTTTCGTTTAATAAGGCTTTGAATGTTAATTCATTAACAGTTTCCAATGGATTAACCGTGGGGACTTCGCAAATAACCCAAAGTGCCTTTACTTCCCTTCTGACACAGCTCGGAGACGATATTGACGGGGAAAATTCAGGTGACTGGTCCGGTTCTTCTGTGTCACTAAGTGCGGATGGCTCGATTGTTGCTATTGGGGCATACAAGAATAACAGTTTTACCGGTCATGTTCGGGTTTATCAACGGGACTCTACTAAAACCATTGCGGATACCGACCCAAATTCGGCTACTTTCGGTCCGGTCGGATGGAACCGGTTAGGACACGATATTGACGGGGAAGCGGGAGGTGACTATTCCGGTGAATCTGTGTCACTAAGTGCGGATGGCTTAACCGTTGCTATTGGGGCACGCCAGAATAACAGTGGTACCGGTCATGTTCGGGTTTATCAACGGGAATATACTAAAACCACTGCGGATACCGTCGAATCATCGGCGACTTTCGGTCCGGTCGGATGGAACCGGTTAGGACACGATATTGACGGGGAAGCGGGAGGTGACTATTCCGGTCAATCTGTGTCACTAAGTGCGGATGGTTTAACCGTTGCTATTGGGGCATACGGTAATAACAGTCAGACCGGTCATGTTCGGGTTTATCAATATGACTCTACTAAAACCACTGCGGATACTTTCGGTCCTGTCGGATGGAACCAGTTAGGACACGATATTGACGGGGAAGCATCAAGCGACCGGTCAGGTTATTCTGTGTCGCTAAGTGCGGATGGCTCGATTGTTGCTATTGGGGCACAGGGTAATAACAGTTATACCGGTCATGTTCGGGTTTATCAATATGACTCTACTAAAACCAATCCGGTTACCGACCAATCATTGAATACTTTTGGGCCGGTCGGATGGAACCGGTTAGGACACGATATTGACGGGGAAAATTCAGGTGACTGGTCCGGCATATCTGTGTCGCTAAGTGCGGATGGTTTAACCGTTGCTATTGGGGCAGCCTATAATAACAGTTATATCGGTTATGTTCGGGTTTATCAATATGACTCTACTAAAAACACTGCGGATGACGTCCAATCATCGGCTACTTTCGGTCCGGTCGGATGGAACCGGTTAGGACACGATATTGACGGGGAAGCATCAAATGACAGCTCCGGTTATTCTGTGTCGCTAAGTGCGGATGGCTCGATTGTTGCTATTGGGGCATATGGTAATAACAGTTTGTCCGGTCATGTTCGGGTTTATCAATATGACTCTACTAAAACCACTGCGGATGACGTCCAATCATTGAATACTTTCGGTCCTGTCGGATGGAACCGGTTAGGACACGATATTGACGGGGAAGCAACAAATGACCGGTCAGGTTGGTCTGTGTCACTAAGTGCGGATGGTTTAACCGTTGCTATTGGGGCATGGGGTAATAACAGTTCTACCGGTCATGTTCGCGTTTATCAATTACCAAGGCCGGTAACCTCACTCGCATTAGATAATTTGTTTGTTACAGGTACTTTATCAAAAGGTTCGGGTACGTTCAAAATAGACCATCCATTACCTGAAAAACAAGATACACACAACTTAGTCCATAGTTTTATTGAAGGTCCACGTATGGATAATATTTACAGAGGACACGTCCATCTCGTAAATGGCTTAGCTGAAATCAACTTAGATACCCAATTCAATATGACAGAAGGTACGTTTATCGCATTAAATCGCGACCTCAGTGTATTCACCACAAATGAAGACGATTGGGATAATGTACGTGGTAAAGTCACAGGAAACATATTAACAATCGAATGTCAAAATACGGAATCTACCGCATTAATCAGTTATCTTGTAATTGGCGAACGCCAAGACAAACACGCAAAAGAAACTTATATCACAGATATGGATGGGCGATTGATTACCGAACCTTTGAAAATAAGAGCGTAAGTATACTCATACAATCTAATTGATGTTATCTTATCAAAATAATATCAATAACCCTCACGAATTTTGTATACTATATGTATATATAGATAGATAGATAGATAGATGGCTTCTATTACTCGTAAACGTACTCGTTGTAAAAACGGAACCCGCAAAAATAAGAAAACCGGTAATTGTGAAAGTGTTTTAGATAAAACCTGCTCCATTTGCTTAGACCGAATTGTATCTGGAAATATCACTACCAAATGTAAACATAAATTCCATAAAAAATGTTTGATTGGTTGGTGTAAAGGCAACAAAGACAAACCAACATGTCCTATTTGTAGAAAGGATATTACAGAAACTTGTAAAAAGATTATGCCTTTTGATAGCCACGAAGTATTCCGTTACATCGGATTCAGACATGGCGAATCAAACGCAGATAAAACAGATAGATTACAAAAGATTGTCGATATAGTTCGTCATAAGGATTTTGACCCCAATGTAAAAAAAAGTTCGGGAAAAAGCTTATTATATGAGTTATCATGGAATAAAAGTTATAATGAAGATTATAAACACATTGTTGAAATTATATTCAAAAAATACCCTAATATTGATGTGCCAACTGCCCTTATTACCGACTTGATGGCGAACAACAATGGCGAAATGTTACAACTGTATAAAAAACACAAGAAAATACCCAAACAGTTGAAGAATCTAATCTAATTTACATAATTTACGCTAAAAATGTATAAAAAGTGCACAAAAGAAATGGCAAAGGTTTTCAAAATTGGACATAAAATAAATGTCCAAAATGAAAATACTCAACGGAGAATTTAAAACGGGTTTTCTAAAAATACGATTTAGACGTATATGCAGTTATTTGTGTAATTTTTGTATTATTTGTCTTACCATAAAAATTAAGTATATTATGCGGTAAACGATTTAGGCGAATTATATATTAGTATTGTATACGAATTATGCCTAATACTAAACTCGCCAATAATCGCCTAAAATTTAATTGTGAAAATTGTGACTATTCATGTAGTAAACAAAGTGACTTTAATAAACATTTATCTACACGTAAACACCAAATACTAATAAATCCGAATAACTTCTCACCAAAAGTCGCCAAAGTGTATAATTGCGATTGTGGAAGAAAATACAAACACATGTCCAGTTTATGCAATCATAAACGAACATGTAAAACACATAAAGAGAATGACGACCACACAAATGAAGACCCCTCAAATGAAGACCCCCTGAATGAATCCCAAACAAATGCTGCTACAATACTTGAGAATCCGTCATTGGTAGTTGAATTACTGAAACAGAATAAAGAATTTAAGGACCTTATATTGGAAGAACGTCGTGAATTCCAGCAAATTATAAAGGAGATGTCAAAGAATATGGGTAATAATACTGTAAACAATAATAACACGAACATAAACAGTAACAATAAGTTCAATCTAAATGTATTTTTGAATGAGAAATGTAAGAATGCGATGACATTAAAGGACTTTGTAAAATCCATCAACATATCCATACAGGATTTCATAGAAACCGGAGAACGTGGATTCGTAGATGGCATTTCCAATATCATCGTAGAACGTATAAATGAAATGGAAATCCATGACCGTCCACTCCATTGTACGGATTTGAAACGCGAAACTGTATACATCAAAGATGACGACAAGTGGGAGAAAGACGACGATAAAACCAAGTTGCGTAAGGCGGTTAAAGGAGTAGCCTACAAAAACGAACGAATGCGTCCAGTATGGTATGATTCAACGCCGGACGTGGGTATCATGGGAACCGAAAACTATGAAAATTTCTTCAAATATTCCAAGGCATCCTTAGGTGGATACGGAAAAGAAGAAACAAAGTCATTTGAAGACAAAGTGATGAAGAATGTTCTCAAAGAAGTAACCATCGACAAAACAAAGGCAATAGAATAAAAATATATGAAAAATACTTATATTTTTATTTGTAAACGCTCAATGTTCGTGCACTGGAATCGGTTGCGTCAATGTATTTTGGCATCCAAAAGTAGGGTATAATGGGTCCTAATCCGGCATAATGTTGTTCGAAAATGGTCCGGTAGTATATTTGTTCTGTAGTTTGGGGTGGTAGATGTGAAAATGGAAATAAATCACTGTCCTCACCCAGTTTTGCGTCAGCATGTTCTTGAATAATTTGGTATAATGAACGTGTTTGTTTAGAAACCCCGTCACTAAACGCTTCTTTGCGTCTCCATAATACACTGTCTGGAAGTAAAGGTTTCTCGTTGTACTTAGCATATTCTTCTTTCGAGAATGCCTTACGTATAAGGTATTTTTCAGGAAGTTTCTCATTGGTATGAAATCGAATATGTGCGGGTATAGATAAATAGTACTCGGTCCATTCGCGGTCTAAAAAGGGTGTTCTAGGTTCGAGACCATGAGATGATATTGATTTGTCTGAACGTAGGACATCAAACGTATGTATATATTGTAACAGGCGTCTACATTCCATATCGAATTCAACTTCATCGGGTGCGCTTCCCATATACAAATACCCACCTGATAATTCGTCGGAACCGTCTCCATTGAATATAACTTTTGCTTCGCTATGCTCTGCTATATATTTACCAATAAGCCAGTTACCAATACTTGCACGTACTGTAGTTGTGTCGTAACTTTCAATTCCTTTGATAACTTCCGGTATAGCATTAATAAAATCCTCTTCACTCAACGCGATTTCAGTATGCTTTGTTCCTAGAAAATCCGCTACTATTCTTGCGTGTTTTAAATCATCAGCCCCCTCAATCCCGATGCTGTATGTTTCAAGTACGGATAGATTATTTTTCCGGTGATAATCATTTACAATAGCTGTAATTAAACTGCTATCAAGACCGCCCGAAAGTAAACATGCGATGGGTCTATCTGTAGTGGAGCACCGTTTATGAACTGCATTAGTAAGATAATTACGTATATCCTTGAAAATAGTGCATGTATTTACACGATTCGTATACATGTTACTATGAAAGCCATGAGAATGGTATTGTTGTGATGATATAAAATTCCATGATTCGCGTGTGTCTTGTGGGAGTTCATAGTAATGGAATGAACCCGGTTGGAATTGTTCTATACTACAGTCTGGATATTTAGATGCTTGGTCTGGGTCCATTGTTCGTTTATTGATGTTAGTTGATTTGATGTAGTCATAAATATCATATAATCCTTTAATTTCACTAGCGAATCCATATAAGTGATTTTTAGAACTCTTTGACCGCGATATGGGTTTCATTTGGTATAATGGTCTAACCCCATAGGGGTCTCTTGCTACGTATATTTTGGAGGGCGCATTAAACCTAGTCTCGACCAATACGAATGCGAACACCCCATCTAACATACGCAATGTTTGTTCTATGCCATATTTTAAGTAAGTATGAATAATAACTTCACAATCGGAATCAGTTGTAGGGGAAACGTTGATAGTTTTATATAACTCTTTGTAGTTGTATATTTCGCCATTACAAATCAAAGAAATATTTTGAATACGAATCGGTTGATTGGCTCCATCATTTAATCCATTGATAGCTAACCGATGAAAGCCTAATTGTGCCTTAATCGCACAATGAGATAATGATGAGAATTCAGGTCCTCTTCCTTTACCATTCTCAAAACAAGATTGAATAATGGATTGTGGGATATGGTTATTATTGTTTAATAATGTAAAAATTCCACACATAGTAAGGGTTTGGTATACTAACCATATTGGATTATCTTTATACCTTTGAATATTTATTTGAGAACATAATGTATAGTATAGTATAAATGAATGATTATATTGATAACACACCAAAAAAGGAGAACACAAACGAAAGTAAGAAAACCAATTTAGGCGAAAATTCAACAAACATGAACGATATAAAGCCAATGGACGGTAAATATCAATATCAGACTGTACGTTTTACTGAGGTTGCGTTTCCTACATTGATTACGGCTAATGCTGACACAAATACATATGACGTAGTAGCAGATACAGGTGAATCTCCCCAAGAAGGTGAAAATGAGGAAAATGAGGAAGAAGGTAGTGATAGTGATAGTGATAGTGATGATGAAAGTATTGATATAAATGAAATTTTTCAAGGGCATATTAACATCATGTTTGTGAGTTCATTGTCGATTGTCGGGTTATTTATTTTATATAGAATGATTCAAAAGTCGCGATAAAAAATGTCAAATATTGTAGTTTGACATTTTCAAAGTGGGTGTAGTTAGATATTTTACATGATAGCTCGATTACATTTTTTCATTTCTCTCTCTTGGATACGCATGTCAGCCAATTCTCTCCTTTGGTTAAGTTTGTCCTTTTGTGCTTGTTCCTTGGCAGCCAACTTGTCCTTTTGTGCTTGTTCCTTGGCAGCCAACTTGTCCTTTTGTGCTTGTTCCTTGGCAGCCAACTTGTCCTTTTGTGCTTGTTCCTTGGCAGCCAACTTGTCCTTCTGTGCTTGTTCCTTGGCAGCCAACTTGTCCTTTTGTGCTTGTTCCTTGGCAGCCAACTTGTCCTTCTGAGCCTTTTCCTTGGCAGCCAACTTGTCCTTCTGTGCCTTTTCCTTGGCAGCCAACTTGTCCTTCTGTGCTTGTTCCTTGGCAGCCAACTTGTCCTTCTGTGCTTGTTCCTTGGCAGCCAACTTGTCTTTCTTTTCTTGCTCTTTTAATTTAGTATATTTGGTAGCTAACATTTGAACTATTAACACAAAATCATATAGAATTTTATTACGCTCTTCGGTAAATTTCTTAGTCGGTGACTTTAGTCTTTTAAATAATATACGAGTTAACATTTCAAAATCTTCTACGCGAATGTCTTGAGTCAACTCTGAGTGCCCTTCTGTCGGACAATATCTTATATTAATATCCTGAAGGAATATATTATTACCACCATTCATTGTAAATGATGGAGTTTCATTATGATTACTACCAGCAAGATGATAACCATAATAAATAGTATCTAAGTTGATTCTGATTATTTGATAGGTATAAGTACGTATAAGGATAATTTGTCCGCAACGTGGATTTGCCATTTGAGACATATCTTTGCCGTATGAGTATGTGTTAATCAAATTATTAAATTTATTATAAATTCCATTTACAAAGAGTTTTACGCGAGTATCAGGGGGTAGAGAAGATAGGTTCTTTTTAAATTCAGCTAGTCCACGTGCAGAATTAAATTTGTCGATAACATATTGATTTCTCTCTTGTTTAGTAAGATACTTTGTAGTAATGTGTCGTTGAAGGTCATATGGTAATGTTTTATCTTTACCAGGAGCATAGACTAGATTACGTGTCATATTGAATAATTGTACGAAACAGATGTTCGTTAGGTTATGATGCTTTCAAATATATGTGAAATAAGTTTTCAATTTTTCGTCGGACATATTTGAAAATTGAAACTTGTCACACAAATCATTAACAACTAAAAAATGTCGGACCCCGTATTGATAATCGTAATCTTGTGTTTACTAACCGTCATGTTTGTAATGTTAGTATACATATGTATACGCGTGTGTATATGTACTGATTCCAAATCAACAGATACGAAAATTTTACATATCACTAGTATCGATGACTTTCTAAACGCGTTAGATAGAACATCAATAAATAAGGATAGTGGTATTACTCATACTAACACCACTATTGAACTATAACTTATATCGCTTATATATTTCCAATGCGACCAATCCACCGAATATTTGTGCTAAACTATAGGGTACAATTTCATTCGTAGGTAATTTATCTGCGGCAGCCATAACAATATTAATAGCCGGGTTAATATATGCTCCGGAAATAGGTGAAATCATTACAATAACTAAGGTTAATGCTGCTCCGATAGCAATAGGATTCCCGGTAGCTAATACAACATAAACAAAGAATGCTGTCCCTAAAAATTCAGCTAAATAATTATACATTTCGTGTCTTATAGTGTATCAAGTGAAAAAAATACAATTACACAATTGACAAATTACTTTCGTGCGCCCTTTTTTGCTGGAGCTACTGAACCACCAGCGCGAACTCTACGTAATGCATTATTACGAGACAACATATCATTTGGATTGGTGAAAGAGAATTGTTGGTTGTTTTCATTGAACGAACCTTTCCCTATAGCTCCCGCCCGACGTCTACGCATAACATCCGAAGCATCTCTGGATTCCCCCATCCATTTGTTTTCGGTAGGTATACCACTGGGTATGGTTTCCACAAATGTTTTGCGGTCCATCTGAAATCTACCTTCATTGTTGCTAGTGTTATCTTTTAATGGCATCGCGTTTTCGGCAGTAAGAACCGCATTGTTGTTGTTTTGGATAGTCCATTTCATCTTATACATTTTACAAATTCTATACACTTATTATAGAATTTATTGCGACTGGAAAATTAAAGTGCGGAATCATTGTAGTTGCGATTCATAGCTTGTTGTTTTTTGAAGCGAATATAGTCAGAAGAATCAGGTACGAACTTAACATTCGTGGATGAACCGGGAACATTACTATTGTCACATGTAAAGGTCATTTGTTTTGGACCTCCACAAGAATAGTTCTTTCTACCTAAAAAATCACCTAAATTGTTTACTGCTCTAAAAGGGGTAGTAACTCTTTTCTCTCCCTCGTATGTTCCAGTAGCATATGGTGTGTTCCATGCGCTACGTAATACTTTCCGTGTGATGGCACTTTCACTATCTCTTTTAGAACTCACTGTTTGTTTTGATGCATGTCCGTTGTAAGGACCACCTAATACTGATGAACCGCTCATATTAATATTGTTATATTATAGTCAAATATTTTGTTCTCATCTAACTAAAAATAATTCCTAAAGTGAAAATATATCTCGTTAGAATATAATTGTATAGGAATGAGTGAAGTTGACAGTGACAATGATAGCAATGAGAATAATGATAGCAATGAGAATAATGAGAATAATGAGAATAATGACTATATAAACAAACTTACAATGAGTTTCCTAATGAATAAAAGTCAGCATAAGAAATATGTTTCAGCTGAAGACCCTGAAAAATACCAACGAGAACAACGACATATACGTTCTTTAAGAAAACACAAAAATGAAATCCTGGATTTAACAAGGCGGCTGTTATGTGACCCAGATACCCAAGTAACAACGGATGTAAATGATTCATTTAATGACTATTCGCGGACATTGCTTCGATATTTAAAAATGAAAGAAATCGAGAATAAGGGTTATGATAATGATTCCGATGACGACGTATTGTTCGGCAATGTAGATGAATCTGACGAGGACAACATAATAGAACCTGAATATCAAAAGACGGATGATATAACTTCATTTTGGGGAACTAAATTAGTAAAGAAGTAGAAATCTGTCGCATTTGTCTAAATACCCGAGGATGTAAAAATCTAAATATAGGGTATACTCCCAATATGTCAAAGAAAAATAAGACATCAACTAAAAAAAATAATACGATGAAGAACCGATTACCGAAAACTAGTCGACTGAACTGCAATCCAAGTATAATCGACAGCAAGGTCGTACGCGGAAGTTGTTTGCCCGAAAATGTGTTACAAGTCCTCAAAGAAAGTTACAATGAGAATAATCCATACAATCAAATAACGACTACGAAACCCAGAAACATATGGAAAGATTTGAAGAAAAGATTGAGAACATGTTCCCATGAAGACTGTTGGTTGAATGTAATAAGCGACCCAATCTATCGCGAAAAGGTGGAGAAATATCTTTTTGTTCCTCGTCCATTACAGCCGGGAGGGTGGAAAACGAACCCGAATCAATGGCTAAGCAATCACGATATCGATAATGTGCTTGAAGAATATGAAAACTCCTATCCGGCATTTAAGGCGATTCAGACCGCAACTATCGATTTTGACGAAATATGCTACATAGAAGATTTATGTAAATTAAAAACAAAAGACCAAGTCGAGGAATACTTGAAACTTGGGAAAACCAAAATAGGCGTGGTATTTAATTTAGACAAATTTAGCGAAGGTGGGTCACATTGGGTATCGCTGTTCCTGGACTTACATGATGGGTTTGTGTTTTTCTTTGACAGTAATGGTGATAAGATACCGACTGAAATAAAGAAATTAATAGAGCGTTTAAAGAAACATTGTAGAGAACTAGAAACCCCGATAGAGTTAAAAGAATACAACAATTATAGAGTGCGTCATCAGCGAGAAAATTCGGAATGTGGAATGTATTCTTTGTTTTTCATAATAACATTATTAACGGGTAAAATAAACAATATTCCAGTGAAGTCGGTAGACGAAAAGATAGATTTGTTTAGAAAAGCAAGAATACCCGATGATTATGTGAGTAACTTCCGTAAAATATATTTCAAAGAATAACAAAATATATGTATAATGTAAAGTAAAATAACATAAAATAATGAGCGACAAACAGGCAGAAAAGACAAACGATGTAAATATTACCACGAAAATATACCCAACATCCTATAAGAATCGTAAAGGGTTTCGTGTAGGCAATATGAAAATAAAATTTGATACGAAGAATGCGCCATTCACAAGTAGCGACCAAGTAGACCATTATTTAAATGAATTGTTTGCGTATATTAAGTGGGCTAGTGTAAAGAAAAACCCGGAAGATGAAACGATAGAAGACAAAAAGAAAAGCATTCATGATTTCTTGAAGGCGAAGAAAATAGACCATATATTTTCCCCCAAAGTAGTTGTAGATACTAAGGGTGGAAGAAGTAAGAAACAGACAAAGAAGGTAAAAGGAACGCGACGGAGAGCAACTAAAAAGAGTTCTTATACACGTAAAGACACAAAATATCCAAAATAGTAAATAAGTTATTTGGTGTAAAATAGGAATAAAGACTATACCTGGTTAGATAATATTATAAGGAATAGTATCTAATGTCACTTTTCGTTCATCCAGAAAATCAAAAAATATTATGGAATATAATCAATGGAAACCCATTTATTATAAGGTATTTTGAGGCAAAGCCATCACAAGCAAAGGAATCCTGGTTCAGACAATCCATTGAAAACTTTTATACAAAAATACAAGGAAAGGAAATAAATCCCGATGAATTAAATTATCTGAATAAGGAAGTTCTCACAAGCATGATACAAAGCGTCCATACCCAAAGTCCTACTTATACAGCGCATGATTCGAGTCAATATACATCCCAATCTGGTACCCCAAGTCATCCTCAATATACTCCACAAAATGGTAATCCTAATTATTCTCAACAAACTCCATCAGAACCAATGAATATGATGACTCATAACAATACTATCAATACTCCGTCGATAGTCAAGGATAGTAAAGAAGAAATATTCAATAAACAATTTCAGATGCGTCAGCAAGAATATGATACTATGTTACATCACAAAACCCCTCAAGAGATAGATTTTCGCGAAACTTCCAATGACGAGAATAAGGATATTAATGAATTATTAGAACGTGAAAGACGGGAGCGCGAAGAATTGATGAAACCTATCCAACAATCCAACAAACTGAATATAGATTCCTCGAATAATGATAATATGAATATTAAACTGGAAGCCGTGGAGTTACAAGGAACTACGGAAAGAAAATCGGTATCTTGGAATGAAGACGTAAAACCGGATAAAATTACTGAAATATTAGAAGTACAAAAATCAGAAACATATTCAATGCGTTTACATATTGTAGACCTAACGAAACAACTCGAACGCGCGAATGAACGATTAACGACTTTAGAAACTATATTGAATAAAATGAATACAAACAATACAAACAATACAAATAATACAAATAATACAAATAATACAACTGAAAAACCCCAACATCACGTTTCTAAGTATGCTAATTTAGAAGAAACTCCAACATACCCTCCTGTAAAAGAAAAAGAAGTAGAAACCGTATTAGTAGAAGATGTAAATACTGACAGTGACACGTAAATAAAATCTATGTATTGAATATAGAATGACTGTTGGTTCAAGAGCTCAAGTATTTCACGGAACTGTCGACAAGACAACCGGAGGTTTAGAAAAGAAGGATTTAATGAAGAATAAGCACGGACGTATTGTGTCTGTACGCAAGCACAAGACTGCCAAGAAGGAGAACCGTCTTAAGAAGGCAGGTTACATGACCAAGAAGGGTGAGTTTGGTTCGTTTAAGAAGGTAGGAGGCAAGACTCGCAAGAACAAGTCTCGCAAGCAGAAGAAGTAATTTGATTTGGTAACATATGATATTTGGATATCATATGAAGTAAAAAAAGTATAAAGCGAATGACATAGTACTAAAAATAGAATGGAATTATTTAAGAATACACTTTTCATCAACTTAGACCATCGTAAAGACCGATTAGAACATGTCACTGAAGAATTTAAAAAAATGAATATAAAAGCAGAACGAGTCAATGCAATTAAACGAGACGTAGGCGCAATAGGTTGTACTCTTAGTCATATAAAATGTTTAGAAATAGCAAAAAAAAGAGACTATGACTATGTTTTTATTTGCGAAGATGATATTTATTTTAAAGACCCCGCGCTGTTAAAGCAAAATTTGGAGAAGTTCCATACAAACTCTAAAATGAATTGGGATGTCTTGATTATAGGTGGGAATAATGCGCGTCCATATCAAATCGTAGAAGACTATTGTTCGCGAGTGTTTTATTGTCGTACCACCACTGGATATATAGTAAAAAAACACATGTATGACACGCTGCTTGCTAATTTTAATGAAAGTGTGACTAAATTAACTAACGATTTGTCTAAAGAAGGAAAACATAAGTATGCACTTGATATGTATTGGCAACGATTACAATATCAGTATTTTTGGTATATGATTACGCCCCCTACCGTAACACAGTATACAAGTTACAGTGATATAGAGAATACTACTCGTGATACCGAACATTTGTTACTAGATATGAAAAAGGAATGGTGTATGCCACAACATCTAATTCCCTCGAAACCTTAGTTCCTAATTCTTAAGAAATTGGATAATACGGATTTATTTTTTTCTTCATATTCCATATTTTGTAAGTTGGCGGAATATTCTTTTTTCATCATTTTTTCGCGATACAACTGGTCTTGTTGTGCTAACATGCGTTCGGACTCTGGTTTTGATAATGGGGCAGTGGATTGTTGTCCTCGTTCCCGCATAATGTGGTCTACCGAAGAATATTTGGTGACTTTTTGATAATCGCGTTCGCTTACCGAGAAGACGGTCTCGTCCTTATGAACTTTTCGTAAATCATCGAATTTTAATTTACTAAATGGATCGCTCGTAACATAACTATCGTCGTCGTCATTGTCATCATAAAAATTGGAGGTAGATGCGCGATTCGATATAATGTTCTCAACTCCTCTATATTTTACTAAACCCGTTTGTTGGTCTTTAATCGAATTGAATATTTGTCCCATATTGCTTGAATTTACAGTTTGGTTAGTTGTGTATGCTGGGTCATCATTTTTAAACCATTCATTTTTACTTTCGTCAACTTTGGTTGCCATGTTTTTTTCAAACAAGTCGTTGAATTTGTCTTGAAATTCACCTTTTGTCATCTCATTAATCACCGAAGAAACCTTTTTTGTGGTTTGGTTGTCGTCTTCATTATTTGTATGAGGAGTATATGCAAGATTGTTTTGTGTTATTTTCTGATTTTGTTTATTTTGGTTGTCATAGAACCTAACTACCACGTCAAATGCCTTTTTATAAAAGAGAAAGTATTTGGAGTCAAGTTTCGATTTGTCTGGATGGGTTCGCAATACTACCTTTTTCGCACGTTTAAGGTCATCCTGGGAAATATTGTATGTTAAATCGAACAACCCAAGTAGGTCTTCAAGCGAATACATATGAATATTTAGGTTGTGTTCTTTTATCGACATGAAATTACTATACTATACTATACTATACCCAATAATATTCTTTCATTAGATTTTACGAAATACATATAGAAATAATGTCGGTACTATTCATATAGTGAATATGCCTCTTCCACTTCTTACTGAAATCAAATCTCGAAATGATTATATGGAACTTATCAATTCAAATCCTGGATTGTTTATAGTTAAATTTGGTGCCGAATGGTGCGCTCCTTGTAAAAAAATAGAAAATGAGGTAATGGAAGCATTTAATAAGATGCCCGACAACGTTCAATGTGCGGTAGTGGATATTGATAACAATTTTGATGTATATGCGTTCCTAAAAACGAAGAAAATGTTCGCCGGTATTCCTGCTATTTTATGTTATCATAAAGATAATGATAGTTATATTCCCGACGAGATTCATAATAATTCAAACAAGGACGATTTACATGAGTTTTTTACACGCTGTATGGAATTACTTTGATGATTCCATCGTCGGTAAAGTCTTGATACATTGAGGTTAGCTTATCGTTCGTGAGTGTAATATCATATACATAATTCCAAAAATTCAAACAATTGTTATTAGAAACGCATAGTTGGTATGAACTGTCACACTCAATTGTTTTTATAGTGTCGTATAGCAGGTTCAGAGAACTATATGCTCCATGATACATCCTATAGTATTTATATTTGTATATACAGTTGTACAAATATAGGTTATAACCAAACCATTCATAGAAGCTTTCCATATATTCGTTATATAGTGGATTTAACAATATAGCATATATATTGGTAGGTATATCCTCTAAATAACGTTGTTCTATGGGATTTGTCTGATATTTGAATTTTACATAATTACATAGCACCGTATTTGATGGCATACATTTTATTTTTCGTGCAAGATTTATAATATATGGAACGAATTTACGAATAAATGGTGGTTCGCATGATTGGTTACATAATATGACATGGGTATGGGGAGTAATATGTGACTGGATGCGTTCATAACATTGGAGATAATCAGGTTGAGTGAATAGGTCAAATACAACAATCAAACTATGTGTGTTTTTACTAGTTAAGAATGATGGTATGACATGGAATGAACCATTATTATCATGACGACTGAAAGTGTCGTTATTGTTTATTTTACCACCAAATGATATGTATATGTCTTGTATGTCATATGTATCTGTTATCATATTTATTAGCTTTCTACATTCTGGTGGCTCTGTAGTGTAAACCTCTTTCAATATAGGCATTTATTAAATGACTATATTTTACTTACGACGCAATGTCTTCTTTACCTTCTTATTTTGGTTATTTGTCTTTGTCTTTTTTTTCTTCAATTTTCCTCCAGATGTTCCGACTGAGTCAACTTTAACCACTTCCATTTCCGCTTCCGCTTCCACGGGTTCCGCTTCCACCACTTCAACTTCCACTGGTTCTACTTCAGCTTCCACTGGTTCCGCTTCCACTGGTGTATTGTCTATGCTCGGTAACATGCTTATAGCAGACTCTTCTGGTTCGTCGTCACTAGAAGAATCCATAACCGTTACATATGCTAATACTGACGCAGTAATGGTAACATATATGTAATGAGTCCACGATATGATGTTTTTATTCATTTTTTTAGTTATATATTTGTTACATTTTTATTCTTATTCAACTTCCTAAATACGATTTATGGCTAATGTTCCAATCTTGCCTGTGCCGAGGCAAACTTTTCAGTCCAAGTCCTCTTAACCGTGTCTGAAACTGTTCCTTTCATATGTCTTTCGTATTGTTCTGGGCTGTCATAATAGAGGCAGAATAAACCTTTCCCTACATTCCCACTTGTTTCGATTACCTTAAAAAATAGGTCCTCGTGCCAAGAACCAACGCGATATTCATGATGCTTATACCCAGTAATCGCATCCCGAATCATGGTTGATGGTGTGAAAGGTGTCGAATATACTTCGGTCTTGGTTTTGATGCCGTCATGTGCCTTGACGATTCTATGGTATCCTGGGTCAGACGACTTAACATCGTCGTATAGCCAGTTGTTACGACCACGTTTAACGGGCTTCTTCTCGACGGACTTTTCAGAAAGGTCGTCGGTGACTACCGAATAGTTATCGTCGTCATTTGATAGCATGTATGCTCGGTCATCATCGTTCAATGAACGGAGAGAGTGGTTGTCACAATCAGACATTTAGAAAATAGTAGTAACTATAGTAACGGGTGTTATAATGACTTTACGCGTAATGTCTTTATGTGGTTTTCCAAATGTATTACACATGTTTATTTCTACAATAAAATATAAAATTCTATTGTATACGATGATATCAACAAAGCCAGAAATAGAGAATATAATTAACAACAAGTTTATGAAGAGAATTCAAACAACCACTGTATATGATATAGATAAACCCGATATATATGAGAATACAAAAGAGAATGTAGAGAACATTGTATTGGATGATTCCATATCCCCTCCCCCATATGGATATTTGAATGATGAACAACTAGATAAAGTGGTGGATATAACTCCGGAAACTCAATACAATTACGTATTATATACCATCATAGATGACAGTGTTACCCCCTATGTTAAATTCTTAATGACAAATACCAACAATATTATGAAATTCTCACATGAAAACGCAACAATAGAGAACATGAGCGATGTCGAGAGTAGCTCTGATAGTGAAACCGATGATATTATACCATTTTTAGATGATGATGAGGAAGAAGGCGAAGACGATTTATTAGATATGTCTTCAAATATCACTGAATACGACGAAGATACCTCTTTACCTTTACAATGTTCTCAATATCTAAAAAATAATTTCGGTATTAGTAATGATAATTCAAATGAATATTATAGAGGCTATGTAAAAGTGGAGGATAAGGTGTATGTATTCATAGATGTATCCATCATTGACATGGAAATACCCGAGAACGAGGATTTTTCCTGGGTAATTATAGATGAAATTGTAAACAAGAAGCATGCCAACAATATACCTATATGCAAAATAGTTGTTAGTATGTTCTCAAACAATCCATACATAAAAAACATATATATCGAGAACAATGTAATAACCGAATCCCCCCTATGTGTGTATATATGTCAAAATGAGAATGATATGTATACGAATATAGAAACAACCGAGCGACTAAATACGTCGTTACTACCCGATAAAATAACTCATCCTGTATTTGGAACGATAACCATGTTCTCAACAAAACCATTTTTAAATGACAATGGATACGATAGATATAGTTTATTCACGACCCAAGCGAATTATATTTTACATACGAATTTCACAAAGTCAGAAGTAGACACTATGAATACCAATTCAATAATCCGATTTCCCCATAACGACGTAGAATGCTGGGCGGTAAAGGATATTAGTTTATTTTCCCCTATCTAATATAGTACAAACTGATAGTATATTAGATATTAGATATTAGATATTAGATATTAGATATTAGATATTAGATATTACTTCATATAACCAGATAAAAATTTATTAAGCACCTCTACATCAACCAGATGTTTAAAATTATTAACAATGTCTTCTTCAAGTGGCTTTCTCGCATATACTTCTTCGTAACCATGTATGTATTCTATGATTTTCTCAATATGTAAATTATAAGCATCCTCGTCTTCTCGTATTTTGCGAGCTGTGTCTTGTATCTCTTTTAATTTAGTGTTCTCTATTTCTCGTTGTAGGTCTTCGTGACGTATTAATTCTTCATTCCGTTCAGCCAAGATGCGTTGTTGTTCTAAAATAAAAGTATCTCTCTCTTTAATTGCGGCTTCGCCCGCGACATCAACATCGATGACATTTTCGAGTTCTTTATACCATTGATTACGTGTTTCTTCCGCACTAATAATGGTATCGCATATATCTGGTTTCTTCACTTTATCAAATCCAGGTTTATGTTGAAATTTATGTTTGAATTCCTTAACAATACTATTTTCAATAGAAGGGCTGGTTTCCATCAACCTATCAAATTCTAGACGACATGCCTTGATGAAATGCCCCGCTTTATCGCGTTCTTCCGGTTTTTTGGCTAATTCAATGCGTACATTTCTGGCGAACTTATCCCAGGCAATGGACGATACTCTATGGGCTTCATTTTTTTCGGACACTTTTAAATATTGCTGGATTGTCGTTAAAATCCCAACTAAAATATTAATACTACCGATTATTGCTGGCGCGTAGCTTTGAACGTTTGGGGGTAGTGTACTTTGTGCGAAAGATGCGGTTCCCGTAATAGTAGATAAAATGATGGCAGGTATAGTAAACCATGCTTGCATACTAGCAAGTTTAGTATGGCTACGAAAATTTAACCATTTGTAACATTGTGCTATATCGCACCATTCAATCAATATTTTTTCATTGTCGGGAGACCATAGAACCTTATCTTCCATCGGATTTCCGCTAGTATGAATGCTTTGTTTATCGTCAGTTGTATCTAAACCATTATCAACGTGTTGTTTTGTAGATTCATTTGTATCCATTTAAAAATATACTATACAATTACACAATATTCTATTTTTAGTAAGTGTAAATTACAATATTATTCTGTAAGTTCCTTATTACTGGTACTATTTGTATGTACGGATTGTTCCATGTTATCCGGAATTAGTGTTATATTGATTTTATCATCAGAACCAACTGAATTATCATCAATATTCGTATCCATTTGTTCTATGGAATTGGCAGTATCAGGTTCTATAGGGTCAATATTGGTGTTAGACGGCGATTCATCATATTCATTATAATCGAATTTTCGAAGAGTATCGGCTTCTTCAACATCATCTACTGAATAAGCGTGATTCCCATTCACATTCTCTTCTATCTCATTGTCAAAATCTTTAAGACGTTGTAACAATGTTTTCAAATGTTTTGTTTGAGATATATGAAAAAACGATAAATAGTTTACGTATAAAGTCATTTGCTGTTTTAATGCGCTATTTTCATGGTCTAACGTATTCAGTAAATTTGATATCGAGAACCCTATACGTGTGTTCTGATTATACTTAGTTATTTTTTCCTGATTTAATTCATAACAATCATACAAAAAAGTAACATATTTCATAATATCCGAGTGAAGGTTTTTAATATCATCTAAATTATATTCCTGAAAGGGTTCTAAATCTTTATAGGGCGGGAAGCTACGAAATTCTAATTTTTCAGCATTCAAGTCGCCACTATTATCCTTGATGTAGGTGATAATAAGTGTGTATAACTTATAATAATCACAATACATTCTGTTATTCAATAATATGCGGGTTCTATCAATATTTTCCATTTCAACTGAAAACAGTTTATATTGGAAAAAAAAAGAGTCTAAACTGAATAGAAGAGCCTTTTTTGTGGTGATTTTGGATAAATCGGTATAGATTGTTTTTAGTTGCGCGATTTTATTGTTGATTTGCGTTTTCGTTTTCGTGACATCATTCCGTAATAATAATATATTATGAAAAGTAGATTTCAACTTTTCAAGGTTATGAGATAGGCGATTTGCCATGATATATACTATTGCACTATATATTCTTCACATGACGAATACTTACACCGAACGAACTAGCATAGTGAATCTACCATTCGTTCATGTAATAAATCAAATGAATTATCCCACATATTATATGATTTGTATACGTCAGTTGAAGTCGAAGTATCAGTATTTGTATTAATATCAGTATTAATATCAGTATTAATATCCAAACATTTCAACAATGTACTGAATTTATAGAAAGGAACAATCGTATTTAGTTTAATATTGATACGCTTACTTCGGTCGACATGGTGTTTAATTTCCCAATATTGAGCGGCTTCTTCGTCATACAATAGTCGTATCATTCCATATTCAATGATGCCATTTTTAAATGTAGTAGCTCTTGGCGTAGAGTATAGGTTAATATTTATGAAAGCATAATAATATGGTTTTTTGTTTTCATTTATTTTATATTTCATATCAATTGTATCAACATCCCCTATATCCATGCGTGGAAATACGGATTTGATTTCAGTTTCCGTAACTGTTCCTAGAATGCGGGGAATATAAATCTGTATAGAAGACATTGTTATCTTAGTTATTGTGATGAAATAGGAACGTTTTAAGTTTTCAATTTTTATGTTAGAACGCAACAAAATTGAATACACATTATATATACTCAAAATTGTATTAAGACGAATACACCTATGAGTGACAAGCAAGAATACACAAGTAAGAATACTATTCTTACACAACCTAGTTGTAATAACATAAAACCACCCATTCTTCGCAGAAGCAATGCGACACGACCATATGCTGAACCCAATCAACTAGAAAATACCATAGAAAAAGAGAAAGGAGGAAAACACATAATTGATATATTAGAAGAATACAATTCGAACAGTCACATCCATAAGTAATTTACACGAAAACAAGTTAAACAGATTTTACACATATTATAAATACGATGACAGATAGCTTGGAAGTTCCCACTAACTTTGTGACGGTAATTAATGATTTTACAAATGACCTATCCACGACATTTCCTGAATATTCTGATAAATGGACGAACTTAACCGGTGCTATTGATAATAACGCACGCGATGAGTTGTATAAACATTGTATGCAGGTATATCCGGAACGTTTTTTTGATATATTGTATCAAAACGCAGATATTTTTGCGGATACACAAGAAATGAATGTTAATTTTTTACCGAATGTGGATTTTAAGATGCTTTATCATTCCGAGGGTGTTACCGAAAACATTCGTAAAACGATTTGGAAATACTTGCAGCTAATCATGTTTACAGTAGTAGGCAGTGTCAAAGACAAGAGCACGTTTGGTGATTCTATGAATATGTTTGAAGGAATTGACGAAAACGATTTACAGTCGAAATTGAGCGAGACCATGGAGGGTCTTACTGACTTTTTTAAAGACATGGGTAAAAATGAAAATGCGGACGAACCGAGTTCTACCGAACAAGGACAGTCAAATCCATTTAATATGAATGGTATGCCGAATATGGAAAATATGCAGGAACATTTACATACTCTATTTAACGGTAAGATTGGTTCGCTCGCCAAAGAAATGGCAGAGGAAATCTCCGGGGATTTTACTGAATTATTGGGAGATAATGCTGAAAACGCAAGTCCTCAAGACGTTATGAAAAAGCTGATGAAGAATCCTACGAAGATAATGGGTTTAATGAAGTCTGTAACTGGAAAATTGGACGCAAAAATGAAAAGTGGCGAAATATCTCGTGAAGAAATAATGAAAGAAGCAGGTGACCTTCTTGGAAAAATGAAAGAGTCAAATGGCGGAGCTGAAATGTCAGAGATGTTCGCAAAAATGGCAAAAGGTATGGGTGCTATGGGTAAAAATATGAAAATGGATACCAATGCGATTGACCGTATGATAAAATCCTCCAAACTAAAAGAAGACATGATGAATCGCCATTCTGCTAAGAAAGACAAAATGCTTGAGAAGGCAAGAGAAGAAGCTGCTTTGGTCCAACAACGAATAGACGCACAGGAAAAATTAATGGCAAAATACTCTTTAGAACAAAAAGACGGAAACAAAATGGTGTTTAAGTTGGACGGAGAATCTTCGCAGGAAAAGTCATTTATCCATCCCGATTTACTGAAAGAATTCGAAGAAGATGATATGAAAAAAGCGTCATCTACCAACAAACCTAAGAAGAAGAAGAAGAAAGGAAAGAAGTAAAGTAAAGTATAGGAAATATTTTTTATCTGCGTATAGTTTAATTTAATGGGAATTTTTAAGTATATCAAATTAAACGTTTTTATAATTAGTTTAGCATTCGGACTATTTGCCGTGTATATCACCATGCCTGATACGCGTAAGATTTATGTGTATCCTACTCCTGAGAACATAGAAGTTCTGCAGTACAAAGATAAGACGGATACGTGCTTCCAATTCAAGCAGAATGAAGTCGCTTGTCCTACGAACGAGGCAGAAATAACAAAAATACCGGTCCAAAGCTAATACTACCAGGTATAACATATTGAAAAATTATTTATATGAACGTAATGTATATTATGAATCTACAGCGTTTACTACATACTGAAATGGGTCAAAACTTTATATCTATCTTGTTAGGTTTAGGGCTTGCTACTTTATTTAGAAAGGCGTGTACTGATAAGAACTGTCTAAAATTCAACGGACCAATTATTAGTGAAATTGAAGACAAAATATTTAAGCATGATGATAAATGTTACAAATATACGACAACCTCTTCTAAATGTGACAATACAAAGCGCGTTATTAGTGTATCTGATACACCGCAAATAGTCAACTAAACCCTTGATTATTTAGTGTCATTCGTAAAACTATACAATCTTACTTATATCATATTGTATAGTAATGGAGAATACAACTACCCGAATTTCAGATTTGCCAGACCCGAATTCGCAACATATGCAACAACGTCAACAACAACTACCGCCAAATCAACAACAACCTACAAAACCATCGGAACTACCCAATAATTATACGCCTATCAACGTCCATCCTAACCCATATGGTGTGTCGGACCAAAATCCAATAATGTCGCATCCGGAACAGCCAATAAGTCCTCAACAAGAAGTTCTTTCTAATAACACTGCTACTCAACAAGTTCCACAATATTTAAGTGAAGAACAACGCGAAATGATAATGCCTTCCCAACAACAGCGTCTACCATCACGTCATATACAACAAGATACTACCCAATACGCCCAAGACGAACAAATTCAACCAAATTATATACCCCAAGGAAATGTGTCGAATGACTATGTTAGAGAGTATGAAGAATTCACCGATAAGAATATACAGAAGCACGAAAGAGAGAACGGACGCAATCAACAAATAGATGATATTCTAAGTGATTTACAGGTCCCTATTTTTGTAAGTATATTGTTCTTTTTGTTTCAACTCCCCATTATAAATGCATATATATTCAAACGGTTCTCGTTCTTATCCATTTATAATGATGATGGCAATTTTAATTTTTACGGTTTAGTGTTTAAAAGTTGGATATTCGGTAGCATCTATTATACAATTACGAAGCTCACGAACTTTTTGATTAGTCTATAGTCCGAATAATTTCAATATTTTATTTTCCGAGCCCGTCTTCTTTTTATTCTTTACTGTTTTGGACGTATTTTTTTTAATCTTCTTTCTCTCCTTGGAAACGTTCTGTCCCTCACCTGGAGTATATTTCAAAAACCACTCCTGGTATTCCATCGTTGACTGCTTACCCTTCAACTCTTTAAATTTCTGAGTTTTTTCAGACCGAATGTCTTCTATGGTTGTCTGTTTACCATAACATTGGTTCGTAAAACGCTTTAAAATACCTTTTTGTTTTAGTTTATTTTTTTCTTGAATGTTGAATAAATACTCAGCCATACATAATAATCTGATATCGTGTAATTTCTTATCACCGTAAATGAAGCTCAAATACAGACTCATTATAGTATCAATAGTAGCTATTTTGACAATTCTATCTTGAATGGTGATTTCATTATAACTATGACAGGCAATCGGTTTATGTATTATGGCTATAATATCCAATTTGCCGATAGATACTTCTATATTTTCAGGTATTACTTCACCAATAGCATCATTTCGTTTTATCTTAATGTTTGTGATTCCATTCTCTTCTAATTGCTCTTTTAATAGTAAAGCAGTCTTTTCTATGTCCTCAGATAAAACATCAAAATCCGGTATTTTTTGTAATTCGTGTTTATTGCCATTTTTCATATGCTTTGAGTATAGCCCACTGGCATATCCACCGAAAAATACAACGCCTTCATCCACAAACACATCTCTAGTAATTACATAAATTTGTTCTTGTTCCGTCATATTCGTCTCCATTTTTCTTTGAAAATCGATATCATCACATCCAGAAGTCGTTAATGGATAATATTTATTCAATAGATTCAATCGCTCTAATACCTTTTCCCATCGAGATACATCTCCATCGGGTCTAGACAATTCCAAATACATTGACATTCTCAAGTAATTGGGAGGAGTATAATGAATGCCTGATTTTTTTAGTGAATCGCGTTTAATTGAATTGAATAACGGTTTTGGCAATTGTGTTATATCCGCAATAGGAATAAAGTTGACAAATACTTTATATGTCCCGTAATGTACGCCGGCTTTTGCCTCCACATTTGTATATCCATTATTGAAATATATATCCGCTAATTCCTTTGCATCGTTCATTGCGGTTGATGAGAAAAAATCATAATCAGGTATTTCAGCCTCTTTGTCATAAAAACGCGCGTTTTCCGGTAAGATATTATTAATAGCAGTACCTCCGTAGCAAACCAACTTTTTGGTAATAATAAATTCTTCCACTATTCTTATCATATTTTGAACGTCTTCATCACTAACGATTCTTTTTCCAGATACCTTTTTATTTTCTTTGATGGCACTTCGTAATACTGCCATTTCACATTCTTGAAAGGTCATTTTATCGGTACATTCTCCTGGATAATAAGTTTTCTTTACTTTCTGTGACTTATTCTTATTGTATTTACCCATACGTATATACAATATTTACACATTTTTATTGTGCTTTGTTTTTTTTCAAGTAGTCAATAGTAAATGCTAAAGGAAGTATACCTCCCTTGTTATCGTCAAACATCTGTTCGTATTTTTCTAATTCGTCGTCTTTGGAATAAAATTTATACAATACAAACTGGGCTCCATAATTCAATATAAAATCATCTATATCCGGGTTTTTCGCATTGTTGTTAATAACATCGGGAACAACCAATCTCATATTCTTAGTGCTAGTGCATAATCCGCAATTATCCTCAATGCGTATGTGGTCGTAGCTTAAATTCAATAATTCTGTATATCTATGTAAGAATAGTTCATCGGAACCACTCTCTAGGTTCATAAGATTAGACAATTTGTAACACGAGGATTCACCCGTCTCGCATATAGATTTTTGTTTATAATTACGGTCAATTGTTTTATCAATAATTAACACTATTTTGCCGTGTAAATCTTCCATTTTGGTTTCTTTAGTAACTTGTCCCTTATATAATACATCACCGAGAGTCGATTCAATCGATTTTGATATTAATCGGTAGAGACGTGTATCGTCATCAGTTGGTCTAATCCTTAAATGAATAAACAAAGGGTCGTTTGTGTTTGGGACAGGTTGAACGAATGAAGACGTAGCTAACATGCTAAATACATTGTCTAACAATAACGTATTGTCAGTATTGATAGTTTCTAGGGTTTTATCGTCTGTGTATGTAATCATTGGTTTATCATCAATCAACAATACCTCAAAGTCGATTAATCGTACACCTCTGGATAGTAAATATTTAACCATATCTATATTTACATATTTTCCAGTGACTGCACTATTATACGAGGATTTAATAACGTAATCTTTCAAACGCGGTTGTTGATTTCCCATACTGTTATTAGATATATAAGAGCTGCTGGGCGGTAAGGACACAATATTGGTGGAGTCTGTTTCGATTAAACTATTATACTCCCCTTCTGCTGTTCCAAATAACTCCAATCCTTCTATCGTATTACATTTACATTCGTTGTTCTTACATCTAGATTTACATTTCAGCGATTTACATTGTAATTTGTTAACTATTCTAGATATCATATTACGTTTCCATACAAAGCGGTGTATTACATATATGAATATACAAATGCTAAGTAATAATAATATACCTTGTGCTTTTTTCATTTACTTTTTACTATATAAGTTTGTGATATAATATATTACGATTAACAAATATAATAGTAATTATATATAAACTTATAATAATGGCTGGTGGATTACTAAACATTGCTGCCGTAGGAAATGCAAATCTATTTCTAACCGGAAATCCAAGTAAAACATTTTTTAAAGTCACTTACTGTAAGTATAGTAATTTTGGTCTTCAAAAATTCCGTATTGATTATAATGGTTCGCGCGATTTGCGTCTAACTGAACCATCTACGTTTCAATTTAAAATACCAAGACATGCCGAGTTATTAATGGATACATATGTAGTAGTTACATTACCAGATATATGGAGCCCTATACATCATCCATTACCCACCCCAATACTATCCCCCGAAGGACCAAATACAATTCCAGATTTAGTAGATGGTAATGACACTGGGTGTAGATGGGCTCCTTATGATTTTAGGTGGATTGAAAATATTGGAGCGTCCATGATTCAAGAAATCGAAATTACAAGTGGGTCGATGACGATTCAAAAATACACTGGTGAATACCTCTCTATGATGGTAGAACGCGATTTTAATTCTGAAAAAAAGGATTTGTTTAATAAGATGACTGGAAATGTACCGGAATTAAACGACCCAGCCAACTGTAATGGACGTATTAATTCATATCCTTCAACATTTTACACACCTAATACAGCAGGTGCCGAGCCATCTATACGTGGTAGAAATCTATATATACCCATCAACACTTGGTTTACATTGAATAGTTCTTGTGCGTTTCCACTAATAGCACTTCAGTATCAAGAACTGCATATTAATGTGACATTTAGACCTATACAAGACCTGTTTCAAGTTCGCGATGTGTTTGATTCAAGAAACAATTTCCCCTATATAAAACCTAATTTCGGCGAATCACGTTTCCAGATGTACCGTTTTTTACAAACGCCACCATCTATAAACATATCTGCTGAGAATTATACAAATACTCTTTCTTCTTGGAACGCGGACGTTCATTTAATGTCAACGTATTGTTTTCTATCTAAAGATGAAGCGGAATTGTTTGCCAGAAAAGACCAAGTGTATTTAGTCAAAGACGTATTCACACATACATTTGAAAATATTACCGGAACCCGTAAGGTTAAATTACAATCACCTCCTGGTATGGTATCCAGTTGGATGTGGCATTTACAGAGAAATGACGTAAATTTACGTAATGAATGGAACAATTATACAAACTGGCCGTATAAAACCTTACCTGTTGGTAGCGTACCATATACTCATGACAATACACAAGGTGCCTTCCCAAATATAGACCCTGTAGATTTGCTTGTCACTGGACTTTTAACTACTGGTAATTTTTCAGTAGAAAACCGAAAGGAAATATTAGAAACAATGGGTATACAACTAGATGGTAGTTACCGTGAAAACATGTTAACGCGTGGAATTTACGATTACATTGAAAAATATACACGAACTAAAGGTTCAGCAAAGGAAGGTATTTACTGTTATAACTTCTGTTTGGATACAAGTCCCTTCGAATACCAGCCTTCTGGGGCAATTAATTTAAGTAAATTTAAAAATATAGAATTAGATATTACAACCTACGTCCCCCCGATTGATGCTGTCAACTCTAGATTTGATGTGATTTGTGATGGCGAAGGGAATCCTATTGGGTTTCGCAAAGAGAACTGGAGATTGTATGACTATAATTACAATATGACTTTGTATGAAGAGAGATACAATGTATTGTCATTCATAAATGGGTCTTGTGGTATGTTACATTCGAGGTAATTCATATTGCGTGTTATTTCCCCGTTTTATAAAAATTATATAGTATAACAAATAATAGTATACTATATATGGAAGAACGTCTGAATAGAAACAAAGTATTTAGTGATGACAATAAAGATACAGAAAAAATTGACTTTCAAACAGAACATATGAAGAACAAGATAAAGAAGGTTAAGAAACAAACCAAATTATTAAATATAAAGAATATCGAACCCTTGGTTAATATTCACGAAACACCCAGTAACCAAGAGAAACGAACATCTCAAACTAAAACTCAAACTAAAGCACAAGAAGGATTCACCTTTCGAGACGACGATTGGACTGGTACGGATAATATATACGAAGGCGGGAATAAAGGTGGCGCAGCTGAGTCACGGTCCTTCGATAAAATCATTGAAGATGCCTATCAAAATATGATAGATGGATATGATAAGGTTATATTATCTATTACCAAAACATGTAGTAGCGACAGTAAGCATCTTAATTCTGATAAAGGACATCTCAAAAAATATATTACTTGGATGTTGGGTATTGTTGTTGCGTCGATTGCTGTATATAACTGGTGTTTTATTCTGTTTTACAGGGATACTAGTAATACTCGTATTGATGCGTGGAATGTTCCTCGGGATTACATTAGTAAAGAAGCCAGTACCAGCCCATTTTTCTGGATATTAAACCTGTTTGCTGATATACCATTATTCTTTACCGATTTTTTCAAGAAATATGTAATCGATTGGATACCCGATGTTATCATGTCTAAAATAGATAGTGAAACCGCGAGCCCTTTAGCTGGGAGTATAATATTATTCGCATTTATGTTTATACTGGCATCGTCTACCTTTATGGCATATGGGTCTGGGGAAGCTATCAAAAATGTATTGGTTGACCTTGCGAAATTCGAGTTTACTGGCGTGTTACCTATTCTGATTTATACCGCTACTGCTATCCTATTTATAATGTCATTTATGGAGACCAATCCATTAGCTGCGATTCTTCCTATTGGTAGATTTATTTCGTTTGCTACATTTTTAAACCCTACGTTTTGGATAGAAAAAGTGGTTCTGTTAGTATATTTAATTTTCTTAGGAGTACCAATTGCTACCGCCACATTACTAAGTTATATATTATTCCACACCTTTTTTGGTTTCATTTACAATGGAATCAATATATTTGACATGAAAAAGAAAATGGACGAATTTTTGAATGGATATAAACCAGAAGATAGACGAGACACCCCATGTAATCCGCTCAGTTTCTTTGGGAAAGTTCTCAACTTTATGATTAAGATATTTAATTTTTTATATGACAATTGCATTCATATTGGGTTTATGATTGTAATGCTGTATACTTTAATTGATTCAGAATTAAATATAAAGAACAATGCTCTCAAAATGATAATCATCGGTATCACTGGTTCATATTTGGTACTCGTTGCTATACTTAAAATTCTCTCTATTGTTATGGATAGTAGTCCAACAACGTCTACTACCGAAAATATGGAATCTTCTATACCATCACCATCACCATCACCATCCTCGTATGTGCCGACTATGAGTCCTCCTCGTAATCCGATAGAAACACTCCCTAACTTGACGGACAAAATGACGATTCCTACAAAAGAAACCCTTACTAACATGGCAGAAAATCTAAATGTGAATGATAATATCAAACTTCAAGATGGATTGAAGCAAATGGGTAATATAGCATCAACACTGAATTCGTTGAAAAACTAAGATATTATTGTATCGAATATGTATATTACAGTCTTATAATGTTAGAAAAATTTATGGATTATTACAGAAATTTAGATATAACTATTAATAATAATATACGAAATGAAAAAGTAGCGGTTATAGTAGAACCCAGAAAACATAAATATCTTATATCCGTGATAAAACAAGTTATGAGTAGTTTTGATAACACGTGGAATTTACGAATTTTTGGTAGTGATATGAACGAAACATATGTAAAGGAAAATATAAAAGGGAATTATACATTTATTAACATGGGTATTAATGACCTGATTTCACCGGACGCATATAGTCTATTACTTCAAAGCAAACATTTTTGGAACAAAATAAAAGAAGAACACATTATTATTTTTCAAACAGATTCATTCATAATAAATAATTCTTATGAAATACCAACAAAGTACCCTTACTTAGGTGCACGATACGCTTACTATTATAAAGGTACACGGGTCGATGCGGTTAATCCAATAAAAGGTAATGACCCTATGTGTGGGGGGTTTTCTTATAGACAAAAATCAGCTATGATTGACTGTATAAATAATGTTACGTATGATGATATTATACAATATAGATCGTCTAATAATTTGTCAAACGCTCATTTTATTAACAAATTGATTATAGCAGAAGATGTCTTTTTTGAAAACGCATTAACTATATTGGGATACCCTTCGCCTTCACATACAGTTCAAGACGAACCATCGAAGTTTTGTGTTAATCATCTATATAGTATGTACGACATTAATCCATTAACCGCTTTCGGTATTCATCCATTTGATAATTTTCAAAAACATAATATTGATTATATATGTGGAGAATTACTTAAGATGCGGTGTAGAAACGAAGGTCGTGAAGAATAAGGAGTAATCCAGTGCGACCACAACATCGCGCACATGCTGGGTCAGTGCTGTGATATTATCTTCTATTGCCATTGGCTCCTCATCTGCGTACAGAGATGCATGCGTCGCTTACTTAAGAGCGTAACGTAATAAGGATATTATATATTACCATTTACTACTGATATATTAGTTTGTATATTACAAATATAAATAGAAACTAACAATATAACTATTCTAATTATGGGAGAAATTGAGAAGAAGCCTCTTGATAAATATCCATTTGTGAGTATATGTACGCCTACATTCAATCGTCGTCCGTTTATTGAAAATATGTTTACTTGTTTTCGTAATCAAGATTACCCAAAGGAACGAATTGAATGGATTATTGTAGATGATGGCACTGATAAAATTAAAGACTTAATTGTATCCTCCGATATTCCTCAAATTCGATATTTTGAAATAGAGAAAAAAATGTTTCTTGGTGAAAAACGCAATTACATGCATAAACATATAAGGGGGTCGATTGTTGTCTATATGGACGATGATGATTACTATCCGCCTGACCGTATTTCACATGCGGTTGAACGGCTACAATCAACACCCAAAGCATTGTGTGCTGGTTCAAGTGAGATTTACGTGTATTTCAAAGGCATGAATAAAATGATTCAATGTGGTCCATATGGTCCTAACCACGCAACCGCAGGTACATTTGCGTTTAAAACTGAATTACTAGAACAAACTAAATATGAAGATAATGCGGCATTAGCAGAAGAGAAGGCATTTTTAAAGAACTATACTATCCCTTTCGTACAACTCGACCCCTTAAAGAGTATTCTCGTGTTTTCACATGAACACAATACATTTGACAAAAGAAAAATGTTCGACCAAAAACAAGACCCACAATATTTCAAAGAATCTTCCAAAACCGTAGATACCTTCATACAAAATAAATATGAGAGTAACGTTAAAAAATTCTTTATGGAAGAAATTGATGCTCTGTTAGACAATTATGACCCTGGAAAACCTGAGATGAAACCCGATGTTCTCAAACAAATTAAAGAAATTGAAGCAAGACGCGCACAAATGATTAAAGACGCAGAGGAACAACAAAAACAAAATGGACCCATTATGCTTACCCGTGAAGGACAGCCCCCTCTTCAATTAACAAATCAACAGGTCGTTCAAATTATGGGACAACATAAACAACAGATTGTTGAACTTACCAAGAAAAATGAAGAACTTCAGCGATTCGTGCAATTGCTACAACAAAAGGTTATCGAATTAAATAAAAATAAACATGCGTCAAATATACCCACATTACCTAAGACTAGAGGTAGTGATGAAGCTCAAGAAAAAGAACAGCTTATTTCTCAAGTAAATGCCCTTACTCAACGAAATACGCTGATTGAAACAAGATTGAATGAGGTCACGAAAGAACGAGATGAATTTAACCGTAACAACCATAGAATATCTCAAAACATAGATAAAACCGTACCCGAAGCTATCGTTCAAATACAGAACGACGAGTAATTTCATTGGAAATTGATAAAATTCACACAATTTCATCAATATATTAGATATATTAGGTATATTAGGTATATTAGGTATATTAGGTATTCACTTATTCAGTTTCATCTATTGTATCCAGATTCACCATATCCTTTTTTACACTTTTATCCATATATCTATACATTCGCTGTATATCTAGCTTATTAATATTGTAGTTCTCAAACAATTTTTCAATATCATTCTCGTCGTCGTTAGTTGACATTAATCGTATTTCTTGAAACATAGAGAATAAGTCCCCCTTATCTAAATCCAACTCTTGACATAACCCGTAGATAAACATCATGTTATTGTATTCAGTTGAGTACTTTGTTAATACCTTTGTAAAGCGTACTTCAGAATTACCAAAATTGTCTTTATTTTCTGGGAAATTATCATGGAATATCTTATTATTATGAAACGTCTTCATTAAAGAACTCATCTCATTGAATTGCCAAATTTGGTTTTGAAAGGTAATTCTATCAATGTAATCAGCGTAACAAAATTTATCCAATATCTTTTGATAGATAGGTATGGATTTTCCCCTGTCATATTTTTCTAACATATCAACTATATTTTCATGCCATAATAAAGCGACGATTGTCCGTTCGGTTTCATTCATTACGCGACTATGTGCATTTAATGGAACGTAATTATTAATCAATGTCTGTGTAATTCGTTTTGAATCTTCGTTGTTGGATTTTCGTTGAAATATTAACGATAACGTGTCATCTTCAAGAAGAGTGGGATTGTTTTTGTAAATATCATATACAAAGTTTAACTTACGCACGTCACATTGTATATATTGTAAAATGCTTTCCTGTTTTTCGCTATTCTGTTTTAAATCCGGGAACATCATATCCAGTATATGTTTTATTTGGTTCATTGTCGGTAACTTTAATTCAAATGTATTACATACTTTCATCAATTCGCGGATTTTTTTATCGATACAATAATTACCTATACATATAATTGGGTTCATTGTAGAATTCTCTAATTTCTGCTTCTTCGTTTTCTTTTGACGTATTAATTTTATTAGTGCGGTTATTCCGCCTTTATCACCATTATTCATACCATCTATTTCATCCATTACGATTGCTATCTTTTTCACTTTACGTGTCATCATATCTAGAACGTTTCGGTTTGAAATATTGTTTCTAGTTATCGTATTGATTAGTCCTGTATTGCGAACATCTCCTGCGTCGTATTTAATTACATCATAATCCATCTCCTTTAATAAGTTCATTACGAAGGTTGATTTTCCCGAACCAGGAGAACCGTAGATATAAATTCCTTTCTTATAGGTTAGTTCATTGCATTTACTATCAAAATCATTTAATATTGATTTTATACTATCTACCGTATGTTGTCTATCAAAAATACTATTTACCTCGTTATTATTAATAATTTGTTCCATACACACAATTGTTATAGTATAATGTCATTTTTATAACTTGTTTCATACGAATAATATTTGATACCTGATATAGTACAAAATATTATTTTACATCTTAGGCAAAAGAACTGAAATCCGCAGTTCTTGGCATGAAATTACTCTGTTTCTCGGGTAACGCACCATACCGAGAAAAATTATTGTTGGTTCCATAATACGCACCTTGGTTTCCGGAACTTTGTTGAATTGCCATACGTCCAGTAGAAGTACCGTTTCCAAGTTGTTGTTGGCGTTGTTGTTCGGGGGTTAGTATCTGGACCGCACCACTTCCTGCATCACGAAGGAGCCCGGTAGCACCACCAGTCACGTCTTGAACTAATCCGGTAGCACCACCTACAATTTCGCGACCTAATCCAACCGCACCGCCTATTATTTCGCGACCTAATCCAACAGTTCCACTGGCGGTATCCTTGGCTAGATCTACTGCTCCACTTGCGGTATCGCGTGCCAAATCAGTTACTTCACCTACCGTTTCGGAAATTACATTACCGTTTTCATCGACTACTTTCGTTACCGTCTTCTCGTCTTTAACCATTGACTTACCGTCAGTACCCTTGGTACCACAACCTCCGTTACCTCCACAATTGGTGCATGTAACGTCTTTCGGGCACATAGGACACGAAGGACATACTGGAGGAACGATTTGAGTTTTTAAGATATAATCGTCGGACGCTGGCTCACTTACTTTAGTTTCTGTCTCCTTAACAGAAGACGCTTCCGATGCTTTTTTATCACAAGCACTGGGAGTAGGTTTCTCAATCTTATCGCAATTATCCATACCATATAAAGTAAAGCGTTTTACATTCTTTAATACTAGAGAATCCATGGTGCTTGATTCAAATCCACAAACTGCTACTAGGGTTTTATCGACGTTTTTAATATAAATAATGATATTTTCACCTTGTCCGTCTAATGTGGTCCATGCTTTCAGTTCGGCATATTTTTCTTGGTTCTCGTGTGTTTTGTTGGCATCGTAAATTTCCTTTACTTTGTCCGTCGTGATTGTTTCACCGACGCCGTTATAAATATTAATACTTCCTGTGTTGTGTTCTTTGCGAACAATTAAATTGGAAGTAGGAATGTCATAGAGAACAAATTTATCTACCTGGTATAAATCGTGTTCTCCGTATTTTTCATCTTGTACGTATTTGTTATTGTTATCATCTTGTGTGTTAATGTAGTTTGTAATTTCCACTGCCTTAACATCAACTACGCTGTTCTTTTCTTTAGAAAAGTGAAAAATGCCCTTGGGAATCATCTTACCATCTGAATTTTCAAAAACCGATAAGTAAGTCTCATTCTTCCACGGCATATATAAAATAGTAGTTTCGGGAGCAAATTCACTTTGACTTACATAAGACCATGAACCACATGTCGAATCTACCTCATCTACCAAACTCTCCTGAGTAGGTTTTTTCACACATTCGACGGTTTTTGTAATATCATACATGTAACTATCGGCTCCGTTGCGGGGAGTAATAATTAGTGTTTTGAGAGTAGGGGTTTGAGAACCCATAGTTTCGTGTCCTTCAATGTTAGTAAAAGTCTCATCCGCACCATCATCACCATCAGTAGGTTTAGCACCATCATCACCATCAGTAGGTTTAGCACCATCATCACCATCAGTAGGTTTAGCACCATCATCACCATCAGTAGGTTTAGCACCATCAGTAGGAACAGTAGGTTCATCACCATCAGTAGGAACAGTAGGTTCAGCACCATCAGTAGGAACAGTAGGTTCATCACCATCAGTAGGTTCAGTAGGAACATCACCAATATCAGTGCCATTAGTAGTAGACGTCCATTCTACAACTGCTTCTACAATATTACCATTTTTCTTATCATAAAAAATAGTTTCAGTTAATTGTGTCAAGGGTGCGTTATTTGAATATTCGGGTAAGATAAATTCACTGAACTGCCCCTTATCATTAAACATGTTCTCGATACCCTCTACGAAGTAGGAGTTTCTCATGTAAATTGAGATTGCTAAAACAATCAATAATATTAAAAACACGATGAGAGGTGTTAATTTGAAACTCTTCATTATATATAAACTATATAACGAAAAATATTTTGTGACGAAAAATTGAATAGAAACGTTATTTTGGTAATATTTCAAATATATAATGGAACCTACTAAAAAAACACGTGTTAAAAAAGAAACCCCATTATTAGAGCGATTTTATAGTGATAATGCCGATATATATGAAATATCAATGGATGAAGCAGGTCGTGGATGTATGTTTGGTCGTGTATACATTGCTTCCGTAGTTCTTCCTAAAAATCCAGAATTGTTTTCTGGGGTGGATGTAAAAGACAGTAAAAAATTCAGTTCAAAAACAAAATTACGGGAAGTGGCTGAATATATTAAAGAAAATGCTCTCACGTGGCATATTGAATATGCGGAAGCAAGTGAAATAGACAATAAAAATATTTTAGCATGTGTTATGGATGGTATGCATAGTTGTATTCGCGAGTCGATTGTAAAAGTAAATGATATTACGGGTATTCAACACAATACGTCCAAATTTATGGCGATTGTAGATGGTAATTATTTCAAACCATACTGTCATTTTGATGCGAGTACCAATGATTATCAACAAATACCGTATGTAACGGTCGAAAAGGGTGATGGTAAATATATGGCAATAGCAGCTGCAAGTATCCTTGCTAAAACAGCTCGGGATGATTATGTATTGGAAATGTGTGAAAAATATCCAATTTTATCAGAACGTTATGGTCTTGATAAAAATGTAGGCTATGGAACTAAGCTTCATATGTCAGGTATTCAAGAATATGGTATTACACAGTGGCATCGTCGCAGTTTCGGCTGTTGTAAAACAGCTATGGTTACCGAGATTGAATAATTCATAGAAACAAATTATCAATATTCACCTTAGAAACTTCCATATAATTTGTCGTTCTATCCATGGTACTATATCCAACAAGAAAGTTATCAGTTTTTTTATCAAATACAAATCCTAATGTATATTCAATATGTTTTTTTTCAAACGTAAATGGAATACTATAGCGTTTAACATTGAATGTTTCTACATCCAATACAACAAACATATGATAATAATGTCGTTTTTGTTCGTGACTTACCAAATGTGTAATGAACCAGATTTCATTATTTATCGTTACTCCATTCGTTGAACCACGTAATAGTTTAAATAGACTGGGCGTTTGTATTGTATTTGTAGTGAGAAAAGAGGTATTTAAATCTGTAGTAGTATCTTTATTCTCAATATATTCACCTATGGTTAACGGGTACCATTTATATATCACTTTCACTTTTTCTAATGTAGTATTGAATAATACCCAGTTCTTTTCCACCGAGTATGAATTTTCCTTTGTAACAAGTGATGATGTGGCTCTATGAGAATTCATGTCAATGGAACCCGTTTCTATCACTATTTTTCCATAGGAAATTCCTCGGTTTGCGTTAAAACATACCCCCATGGAGTTTGACAACAGACGGATATCCTCTAATCCCTCATATATACAATCATGCTTGGTGTTATAGTCTAATTCAAATTCCTTTTCTTTTATCCACTCTTCGTTGGTTATGTCAAATGTAGTAACAATGTTCTTTGTTATAATTTGATTACTATTATTATTTGTCAAAATCCCATTAATGTCTTTAAATAGATAGGACCCCTTGTTATCTATAAAATAATTAACAAGACGCGTATTTATGTATATTTTGTCATTGTTCTCGCTATAGCATATGGAAGGCGTAGAACTAAACAGGTCTGGATATTGATTTAAACATGGACCGTTGCGTATCATCTTCACATTGTCTGTTTCGAGTTGTTTGAAATCGGATAAAGACTTAGCATAAAATTTATAATTAGAGAGAACATTGTTTCTGATATTGTTCTCTAATGGATAATTTAAAACTCGCATAAACACTTTTATCATGTCTATATTTTGTTGATTGCTATAAAATCCTGTGATGGAGAACTCATAATCTATTTTATAATCATATATGTCCTTTTTTAAAAATAATTGGTTCTCTTCATGAATGCTGTCGCGACTTTTCATAGCCATGTTATAAAAAACATCCACTAGAACATAATTTTCGTTGTTTCTATAATAGTGAATGATTTCATACAAGTTCTCAATACGCTCGGGCAAACAGTTGTATCCTTCAAGCCAATAGAAGATTGCGTTTTTCATATCCTTTAACTCTTTGTAGCATAATCCAATACAGTAATAAGAATACCAAACTTCTTGTATCCATCCATTTAACTGGATTCGTTTTTTATATGTTGCAATAGCGTCTTCATATTGGTTAGAATCTTTATAACTATTCGCCAGATAAAAGGTATATCTATCATTATCAGGGTTCTTCAATAACCCTTCCTTTAATAATCGTATATCTCTGATGAATTTATCTGTTTTGGCACCTCCATCACCAATATCATTGATAAATATGATTGACTTTGGAATCCTATAGATAGTTGTATCAGAAGGGGTTTGGATATACTCATGTGTTACTCCCCAATAGGAAAAATTACCGGTATTTTTAACAATACGAAGATTTTGGTAATGAAACTTGCTATTTCCTTGTAATAAATAGTATGCGTCCTTATCCATAGATTTTTTGAAGTCGTTTATGGAGGTATCTTTATTTATATGTAAAACCATATCTGCATCCAAAAATAATATGTAATCGGCATTATCCATACCATAACATTGTTTCAGAGCATAATTACGATTGTACTCAAAGTTGCGAAACGGCTCCTCTACTATTTTGCCTGTTATACCGACTTTATCAAAGAAAGTTCGGATAATCTCAACCGTATTGTCTGTGCTACCCGTATCGCATATACAATAAGTATCAACCAAAGGTACTACGGTTTCCAATAACCGCTTGATAATCTTACTTTCGTTTTTCACAATCATATTTAGACATATTTTAGGCATGAACGAGAACCTTGTCGTATACTATTATCCACAACTCAACCGTTTATATTTCTTTTTTATCCTAGTATTTTTTCCAAACATATAATAACTAACCATTATACAATGTCCTTTACGAGATTTCATGATGACCCGCATAGAATAAAAAAACAGATTGACGAAAGTAGTTTTGCTGGGCGATATATGTTAAATACACCCGGACCAGGAGAAGAACTGCCCTTTATGGAAGACGCGCAAGTTCGGTTACAACACTGGGGAGCGAATTTACAAGATAATACAGTGGCATTGGAAAGTGATTTACGTGGTCTAACTCGCCCATTAAATCGCGATTTAACAGAGGAAAATAACTACAAGAAACAGTCTGTATATAGCGCCCAAAAGTACTACCACTCAAGTCAGCCGTTTATTCAAGAAAGCCGAGCAAGTCATCCAGCTTGGATGTATAAAGATTTAGAACAAACGCGATGGGAATCTCCTTTATTAAACCCATTGAACGGTTTAGAAAAAGGTTTCCATGAAAACGTACAAACCCGTATTTTAGAAAAAGACAACCATACTACCAAACTACCATTTGTGAATGGCACAAACCAAAGTAATTTTTACTTAACTGGCAACTCTATATGTATTTCTGGAAACGAAGAAAGTTGTCCGGGAACCCTTTATTCTGGAAAAATCAATTAAGCCAAAACTAAACTAAAGAATATTATGTAAAAGTAATATATTTATATAATATAAAATAAAAGATGGAAGTTGTTGTTCCGCTATTTGCCTTATCTAGTCTATATTTAATTAACAACCAAAATAAAAAGAAGGATGAAACTGAAGAATTTTCAAATCAACACACATTACCCAATACAAATGTAGCAGATGAAAATTACCCAGTGGATTCCAATGAGACTGAAAATACAACGGAGTTATCTGTGAATAATCGTTATGATAACGGTGGAGGGGTCTATACTGATAAATATTTCAATCAGCAGAAATCCACATCTGACAATGGAACTGAGTATATGTCTTTAGACGGTAATAAAGTGTCTGGAGAATACTTTCAACATAATAATATGGTCCCCTTTTTCGGTGGAAATCTAAAAACGAATCCTGGACGCGAAGGGGCGAATGAGAGTCTTTTAGACAATACTACCGGTTCTGGTTCTCAAGTTATCAAAAAACAAGAACAGTCTCCATTATTCGCACCAGGAGATAACGTACAATGGGCTCATGGTATGCCCAACCAAAGCGATTTCATTAAATCGCGAATCAATCCCAGCATGAAAGTATCCAATGAAAATCCGTTCAAGCAAGAAAGAGTTGCACCGGGTCTGGGTTTAGGTTATACGACCGAAGGTTCAGGTGGATTTAATTCGGGTATGGAGCAGCGTGACTTATGGAAACCCAAGACTGCGGACGAGTTACGTGTAGCGAACAATCCCAAGTCATCTGGTAATATGCTTTACGGACATGAAGGACCAGCAGACAGCCAAATCAAAAATATTGCTACACGCGAACAGATGGGTATAATGGAAAAACATCGCCCCGAACGTGCTTTTGAATTAGATACCAGAAATGTAGAGGGATTTTCTAATGGCGAACGTGATATTGGACGGTTATTTACAACCGGTGGGGCTGAAAAAGGTCAAACCATGCGTGGAGTCCCAGTAGCAAAACATGTATCCAGACCGGAAACTGCGGTTTCCTATACTGGTGCTGCCGGACATCAAAATGATGGAACTTATGTTCCCGGTGAATATATGGAATCTAAAAACCAACAATTAGGAGCACTTCAAATGGGTGCTGCTAACGCGCAAGGTAAATACTTACCCACCGAATCCGATTACGGTATTAAATCCAAACAAGCTTACCCTAATAACCGAAGTGCCAACAAGCAAGATAGTTATTTTGGTATGGTTAGTGGAAGTATTGGGGCTGCTGTAGCACCCCTCATGGATATTTTACGTCCGTCCAGAAAAGAAAACGTGATTGGTACATTAAGACCTTACCAAAATCCCGGCACAAATGTTCCCCAATCATACATTTTTAACCCATCTGATAAATTACCCACTACTATGCGTGAAACCACGGAAAACTCTAAAAATCATCTTAACATCAACGCAAACCAAAATGGAGGTGGTTATCAGAGCACCGCGCACCAAGTATCTCATACAACGCGTAATGAGACTGGTGATTTTTACTATGCAGGTGTAGCTGGGGCTGGTGACGGAACCAAACAACCATCGTCATATCAGGCTGGTTACAATCAACGTAATAATGATATTAAATCAAGTACTATAGATGGATACATGGTAAAGGGAAATATGTCATTAATGAACTCCAAGATGAATGTTCGTCAAGTGTCTCGTGACGAGAACCTGAAAAACACAAGAGAGGTTTCTGGTACAATGCCTTATAAATCACCCGATACAACCAATATGGGTCGTTTATCTGGTAACGAAAAGAGTCTCTACTCCAACATCCAGACGGATAGGACCAATCCAGAATTTTTAAATAATTTACAATCGAATCCTTATGTGTTAGACCACCGTAAAGCACTCTAATTTGTAAATACTTACCTACATATTTACAAATATATTATACGAGATATGATACATATAACAACAGTCCAGTTACATTATCTTTCTCTATATTTATAACAATTTTTTGAAATGGGTCGGTTTCAGTAGCATCAGTTATCGAGACATTACCGATTTTATCATTCGTTTCGTCATAAACATCACCAGATTGTATTATATTAATACATCGTTTACCTACATCTACATCGCCTATGTTACAAACCTCATCGGCTAATTCATAACAAGACTCTCCAAACGCATCTTTATTATATCCAAATACGGTTTTTGATACTTCTCCTGTATATTTTGAAAGGGTCTCAATATCTAATATCTTATTTGGTTTTCCATCCGGTTGTGGTTTGTTTTTATTTAATAAATAATCGCCCCATAGGTATAACAACTGATTATTCTTGACCGTATTGTTTGTTATTTCGAATTGAAACTTTTTGGGGAATGTGTCATTCGTATCAGGTTTAATTATGATAAAGTTATTATTTGGTTTGGCTTTATCCAGTTTGACTTTTACATTGAGATTCCTAGGGTCGGAATACTTACTGTATTTCGTGTCTTTACTAACGGTGATTTTTGGGATTATAGTAACAATATCGTTTATAAATTGAGTCTTCTTCTTGTAAATTTCATGTAAGGACTTATTACGAGGAATGTACTCATTAAATGTGTATGTTGGTAGTTTACTTGGTTCGGCATCTGTATGATAGTTCATTAACATAGTTGTTATTGTGTAACTCGCTTCATTCAATGGTCCCACATCCTTTGGGTCCACATCTAACATATAAACATCGCTTTTCGTATTACTTAATACCTTTTCTTTGATTAAAAATTTGGTATAATAGTTAAGTAATATAGCATTCATACCCCCATTCATACCCATACCCATACCCAAGTTCAGTTTTTTTGGTTTAGATGGCAAATTATATTTTTGTTCTTGTGCGTAAGGACTTAAATTTGTTAGTGTAATTTGTAAGTTGTTATCTACAATATTTGGTTCAGCCGCATAAGGTTTTTGTAGTTCGTCTTGTGTTCGTTTCAGTTCAGCAGCACCTTCTTTTTTTATTTCAGCAGGCGTTTTACATCCAAATGGTCCATCGCAACTATTACCACTCTCTAACATTTCATCTAAATTTTCCAAAGGTTCTTGAGAACAATATAAATACCATACCGAAATCAAACATAACAATACTAAAATTACAAAATATATAGTGCTTCTGGTTGTTACTTTCATTATATGCTTATACACTATTGAACTATTTATTTTCCCAACAAACTATCTTACACTTTTGTAGCATGTCCTATATACAACAACAACCCAGTTGCGCCGCTATAGTTTTCAATCGTAATTTCTATAGTATCCATCGAAACATCGTTTCGTCTATTCATTTTCTTTGCGGTTCCTATTTTGACTCCTTTATTGTCAAATATATCTCCAGACTGAATTACATTTATTATATTTTTTCCTAGATTTACTCGATTAATAACGCACTCATCACTCGGTTTTGTTAAACATGCTGAGGATTCTACTACAGTATTTGTAAATATACCATTAGTATAACTTTGTATGTTCTGAGGATTTATTAGGGTATTCATATTGCCAAGAGGGCGCGCCTCGTTTTGATTTACAAGTGTATCTCCCCAGAAATCAAATTGCATCTTGTTTTCGTTTACATTATTTTCTAGGTGTAATGTAAAACTACTTGGAAAAAACGTAGCGATTTTTGGAGACAAAACTACAAAACTATTTTGTTTTTTTAAATTTAATTCTAGATTTGAATCTGTTCTAGACGTCGTATTTACTGAATTCAATACTACTTGTTGTGGAATATTAGCTTTACATGTTGTAGATTGTACGTCGAAGAATGTACCATCCGTTGATGCTGATGTTATTTGGTATTCGAATATTGCTGGAATCCCATTTCCTACATCAACTTTATTGTAGTTTTCAACACCATCTTCGCTATGTAGCGTAACAATGATATTTTCCGAAACCTCGTTATTTTCTAACCCTTCTTGAACGTTTATACTTAGTTCGCTTAAAATATACCTCACAAGTAAGACTGAAAATACTATTATGAATATCCAACATATAGTTATGGTTACGGATTTATTGCTTTTTGACATGTCTTATATAATATAAGTATTTTATAATAATCTGAATAAACCAATCAAATTATTATAACTTGCACGAAGAGGGATTTGAACCCTCGCATCTTACGATACTCGAACTTGAGTCGAGCTCCTTAGACCACTCGGACATTCGTGCGTAAACTAGCTCCTACCGAGATTCGAACTCGGGTTTCATGATACCATTATATATGTATAAATATATTTCAAAGTCATGAGTGATAACCACTACACTATAAGAGCAAATGTACCCACTCGGCACCACAATATTTTTAAGGGGGAATATTGAAACCCAAAATGCTGCGAGAAGTGGGGTTCGAACCCACGCGCATTATGCACCAGGTCTTAAGTCTGGCTCCTTAGACCACTCGGACATCCTCGCAATAAACAGTTTTAAGACTTATTTAGGTCTGTAGCCTCTTAAGAGACTCGAACTCTTCACCTTACGCTTACTAAGCGTACGCTCTATCCTGATGAGCTAAAGAGGCGCGCGACAGTTGCAGGATTCGAACCTGCGCGGGAATCTCCCAAATGATTTCTAGTCATTCTCCTTAACCACTCGGACAAACTGTCATATTGTAAGAGCAAGAACATTAGCTCCCTGTGAGGTTTGAACTCACGACCACTACCTTACAAGGGTAGCGCTCTACCACTGAGCTAAAGGAGCTCGATACACTATTTACACTATTTACATTACTCCCCCAAGCAATATACAACATTACTCTTTATATTGTTTTGGTTTGTTTAGATTTATACGGTTGTATCTTTATTGATAGTCACTTCCTTGAGAACATTCTTCATCACTTTGTCTTCAAATGACTTTGTTTCTTCTTTTCCATATCCACCTAAGGAGGCTTTGGAATATTTGAAGAAGTTTTCATAGTTTTCTGTTCCCATAATACCTACATCGGGAGTGGAATCATACCATACTGGACGCATTCTTTCGTTTTTATAGGCTACGCCTTTAATTGCCTTACGTAATTTAACTTTATCCTCATCTTTTTCCCATTTATCATCATCCTTAATATACACAGTCTCTCGTTTTAAATCGGTACAATGAAGCGGACGGTCATGGATTTCCATTTCATTTATACGTTCTACGATGATATTTGAAATACCATCTATGAATCCACGTTCTCCAGTTTCTATGAAATCCTGTATGGATATGTTGATGGATTTTACAAAGTCCTTTAATGTCATCGCATTCTTACATTTCTCATTCAAAAATACATTGAGATTGAACTTGTTGTGGCTATTTACAGTATTGTTATTATTATTCCCCATGTTTCCCGCCATTTCCATCATTTTCTGGTTTTGTTCGATTAATAATTGTTTGAATTCATTGTTCTGTTTCACCAACTCAAAAATAGTATTTGATAATACCTTGACATCTGTATCTGGATTAGCATCATTGACCGGTTCTTTCGTGGGTATATCTTCAGTGACATTGTTATGCTCTTCGTAAGTACATTTCTTCTTATGATTACATAAACTTGACATATGTTTATATTCTCTTCCGCATTCACAAGCATATACGGATGATGGCATTTTTTCATTAGGATTCATTAGGCGTTGATGTTTTGGAGTGAGTAAATGTTTATTATAATTACTCATTTTGCTGCTATTGAAGTTACATATTTCGCAACTATAATTATTGGCATTTTTTTCATTTTTGGCATTAGGCATTTTTTCCTTATTATACTAACAGAAAAATGCCTAAATACTTTTACGCGGAATATACTTATTTTTTTACGCTAACAAAAAATAATAGAAAATATGCAAAACACAGCATATCCGTCTAAAACGTGATTTTCACAAAACCCGCTTTTAATTCTCCGTTGAGTATTTTCATTTTGGACATTTATTTTATGTCCAATTTTGAAAACCTTTGCCATTTCTTTTTTGACTTTTTAGATTCAAATTGTAGAAATATGTAAAATGATGATTTAGTAATCTAATTACATATATATTATGGATCCTCGAATTCAAGACATCCTAAACCGGGAAATCAACAGACAAACTACGACTATCGAGTTAATTGCGAGTGAGAACTTTGCGAGCGAAGCAATAATGAAGTTAAGTGGTTCTGAATTCACTAATAAATATTCGGAAGGATACCCTGGTAAACGATACTATAATGGTTGCGAACATACCGATGAAATCGAGCAATTGGCAATTGATAAGTTGAAAGAACTTTTCGGTGCTGAATTTGCCAACGTTCAACCACACTCAGGTGCTAATGCGAATACTGCGGTGTATCAAGCCCTAATCAAACCAGGCGACAAAATACTCGGAATGGACTTGGCATCAGGAGGGCATTTAAGTCATGGTAGTCCTCCTAATATTTCAGGAAAAATATATGAAGCACATTCTTACGGGGTTGATGAAAATGGTGTTTTGGATTATAAATCTATCCTCGAAAAAGCTATCCAAATTCAACCAAAACTGATTGTAGCGGGAGCAAGTGCGTATCCAAGAGTGATTGAATGGGCTATCTTCCGAAAAATAGCAGATGAAGTTGGTGCGTATTTATTGGTTGATATGGCACATTACGCAGGCTTAATTGCCGGAGGAGTGTATCCAAACCCATTACCTTACGCAGATATAGTTACCAGCACAACACACAAAACATTACGAGGACCCAGAGGAGGCATTATTCTTTGGAATGATAAGAAATTTACTCGGAAAATTAATAGTGCCATTTTCCCAGGAACTCAGGGAGGTCCATTGATGCATATTATAGCAGCCAAAGCACAATGTTTTATTGAGGCATTGCAACCTGAGTTTACAGAATACGCAAAACAAATTGTACTTAATTCCAAAGCGATGGTCGACGTATTTGTAAAACATCATTTTAACGTCCTAACGAATGGAAGCGATAGTCACATTATTCTAATGGATTTAAGTAAATCTGTATATAGTGGGCGAGAAGCCGCGGACCTACTTGAAAAACACGGAATTACTGTAAATAAAAACGGTATTCCAAATGATCCCAGGTCATTTGTTGAAACATCTGGTATTCGAATTGGTACTTCTGCTGAAACGACCAGAGGACACAAAGAAGATTGGTTTACCGAGTTAGCTAAACGAATTGTTGAAATTCTGAAGTAAATATCGTAAACTTGTTGGTTCAAAAATGTAATCATATAGTAATAATGCCATTATCGAAACAAGTGAATCCATGTAATCTAATACCAGGTAAACGGTATATGATTGATATTCAGTGGAATTTAACAAACGACCTAATGGTACTAAATCGCGACTACATGGTTGGCACATTCTTATCTTCAAATTACATACGGGGTCGTAGCTATTCATATGATACGGGTCTAAAAGTGCTATTGTCTAGGTCCAGATTAGAAACTGAATTTACTATCGATGGAAACAAAATTATAGTGAGTTCTGTAAATAAGTTCTATGAAGTACTATCTCCACCAAAAGACATCATAGAAAAAGCACACCAAATATTTACACTTCCCTTACCAAATGATATCAAAAAATACATACATAAATATTTACCGTTTACTAGAGATGTATATTACCGTCCAAGACAAACAATAGGGTAAGCATACTAGTATTTTTTCATATTCCTATTCGCATATATTTTAATAATACGCGAATGGTCGTGTAACATACTGGCATTATATGTAGAATAGTTACATTTCACTCGTTCGTTATGTACTTGCGATTGATGTTTGAAAATAGCAACATAGGATAAGGAAATATCGTTATAATCATAATTTAGGAGGGTGTTTGTATATTTACGAAACGGTATTTTGTTACGCAACATGATTTACATAGTAATCGAGGTTTCTGTTTATATTTTTACGATGTGAATTGTATTTAGGTTTCTATATTTAGAAAAATATGTCCCTCCCTATTATGACGAATTTCAATATCATTACTTCGTTTTGTCGTAATGGTGGCATTGGACGTAATGGATACATACCATGGAATATTTCAACTACATATGACACCATATTTAAAAGAGTAACTCGTGGAAATGGTAATAATGCGGTTTTGATGGGGTCAAATACATATGACAATCGTATGATTACGACGCATACACCATTCGCAGGAAGAAGTAATCTAGTATTATCGCGTAATGAAAACTATACCGACCAAAATCCTTATCGTCACGTCGAATATTTATCCAGTATAGAGAATGTGCTATCCCATTGTAAAGAAAGTAATTACGACGAAGTATGGATAATTGGCGGAGAAAGTGTGTACCGGGAGTTTTTAACGAAACCAATAGTGCCAATAAAAAATATTTTATTAAATTACATTGATAAAGGGTATAGATGTGATAAATTTTTTCCTATGAAATTCGTGCATAATAATAATATTGAGACACTTACAATCGCCAAAGAAGCCAGTTATATGGAATATGTAATGAAAGTAGACTATGACAAATACCCAATTTAGTCACTAGTAAATAACGAGCACATATTAGTTGCTTCTGTATTTACAAGAGGTTTCTGGAATAATCGAGTTATCATTTCGTCATCCCTAAAACGAATGGTGTAATCTTGCTGAATATGATTCCTACCAATACGTCCCATGGCTTGTAATGTCTTTTGAGGTGTCATTTTGGTTAGGTCCTTACCAATAAACCCATGACAAAACTGATAGTTTGTTCCATAAATGTAATCACTCGATGCGATAATAATAAACAACTTTTGTTCTTCAGCGAGACGTTTCATAATTTCCATATAATGAATATTCGGGTCTTCAATAAACATACCAATACCTAATAGTAGTAATACTTTGAGATGATTACTAATATTTAACTGCATAATTTCCTTTGATGTAATTTCGTCAATATTGGATACGAATGCGTTTTCACGGATTTCCCCATCTGGAGACCATATATTTTGATGAGGACGTGTGTTAGGAACATACGTAGCGTCCAAGGTAACTAGCTTAATTTCCTTTCTTAATTTGGTAATTTCGTTCGCAAACTCTTGAGATTCTTTACATAGACGACCGCTTTCTCGTACGGTCTTCGAGTCGTCATAATTGCTATTTTTAGTCTCTTTTGATAATATTTCCCCCTCCAGAAATTCGATTCGCTTAATCAAATCCGCATTCTTTGTAATTCTTGACAGAATCGTTTCAAAGACAGAGGCTTGAATATTGGTTTGTTGAATATAGAACTTACCTATTTTATCTACATCGTCAGCCAGGAAAATTGTAGGTCCGTCAGTTAACGTGTATGCGTCTGCGGTGGTAATAGAAACACCTGTAGTTCCAGGTCTAGATGTGGACTTGGACGTTTCGAATTTCTTAGTTCGCGTGTTTTGTAGATATTTGTATAGATTGCCCCAATCATCTTCGTTAATCTGAAATAGCAAATCGAGGTAGTACTCCTTTAACTTATTCATAGTAATGTTTGTAACATTGCCCGTAAAATACGCATCAATCATATTGTCTTCATCAATTAAACCTTGTGAATTTACATATTCAATAAAACGAATAATTTCACGTAAATCAAAATATCTAAGGAGGGTCTTATTCGATTCGCAGTAACGAGCGCATTTTATCATATCAGAATAGTCTTCATACAAATAATGTGGTAACGCACACTGCCCGGACTTGTCCAGAATGGAAATCGATTTACGACAATCGTAACTGGTAATTGTGTGGATTTCGGCATTTTCAAAATTTGCTTTAAAATCGTGAAATACTGGTAACAATTCATCTTGGGTTGGTAATGTAGCACAGGAGAGAACTAAGGTAGGAATCTTGTTATTTACCCAATTAGAATGGATTGTAGCATGTAAATCATGGTCTTCGTAATCCATTGTGATAGTCGGTTCGTCCCAATAGGTAATGATATTTTCAGCTTCATTAAACGCTAACATATAATGCATCGCAGTAAGATAAGACTGAACGTCACATATCATGATTTCTACATTCGTTCCTACACTATTGTCGACTTTACCAATTCCACCGGAACGTTTGTTACGGGTGTAGTCGACTGCTGAGAAATAATGTAACCGAATATCAGAAGCGGTGTCACAACCAAATGCGAATGCTACCTTCTTTTCCATGGTAACTGCGGATTTTGCTAGGGCGAGTCCGATATGACGGGCTACACATACAAAGATAATTCTATAATTTTCAGAAAGACCAATTGGGGTTAGCGTTTTACCCGTGCCGGTAGGAGCAGTGTATAATATCAACTTGGGGACAAATGTCTCTTCTGGTTGAGGTCTACAAATAGTATAGATTTGTTTCTGATGTTGGAAGAGTGTTTTGTCTTCATACTTTAAAAGGTGTGGATTTTTTTCAATAAACTCGTAAGCATTCGTAATAATTTCGCTCGTCTTTGTAAAGGAATTTACATAACTAACGATTTGGTTCATTACATCCGTAAAATGCGTATTCAAACCAGTAATAGTCGCCTTTCGTAGCTGTAATAGAGTATACAAGTAGAACGAATATTTTTGCTTACGTTTGTATATATTTTTTAGTAAATTGTGTATCATGTCAATCAATATGTATTCAAAAATGTGTTGTTTGTTGTCGTTAATTTTTAATTCAAGGTTCTCAATACGTAGTTTGTCAATGCTTTTCAGCGATTTCAACTTCCCACCGGCTCCTGGGAAATCAATATTCAGTAATTCTTGCGAGTTTTTTCCATATTTTTTTATAATTTCTTTTAGTTGGGTTTCAAAATATTTCTGAAACAATAACAATTCTGTGCCCTGGTTCTGCTCTATTTTTACAAATGAGAACAATGACTGTTGGGAATTGGTATGTATATCAACATCATGATACCCCGCCTTTATCATTTGCAGAATCTCCTTTTCCTGGGAAGAAACCGGAATCTCAATTGATTCCCATTCAGACTTTACTAATTTACGTTGAGAAAGATCCATGTTGCTTGGTCTTATTATAAGTTACATATGTTTTCATGATAGTTTTTTAATCAATTTTCTGTAAAAAATATAGAAGTATTCATACACACATACTAACCATGTTTAATGGATTTTTCCAAAAAACTCATAAAAGAATATCATTTGAAGACATGCAACATATTATATCAAATCCCAAGGACTATGTAATTATTAATACATTACCATCTACAGAACAACATTGCTTGATTAAAAATACAATTTCTTATCAAACGGAAGAGAAAGTGATAAATGAATATCTAAATCAATATGATTTTACACCGAAATTCGCAATATATGGAAAGAATGCGAATGAAGAGAGTGTTGAAATTAAAGCGAAACAATTGACACGATTGGGATTTACCGATGTATATATGTATATGGGAGGTATGTTTGAATGGCTATTATTACAAGATATTTACGGCGACGATGAGTTCCCTACAACAAGTAAGTTTTTAGATTTATTGTTTTATAAACCAACCTCCGCACTCTAATTATGCGGGTTCAGTAGGCTCGGTTGGTTCTGGATACACATCCGCTAATTCGGTAACTCGGGGCTCTTCTTTGACCTTATCGGGGTCGGCATAATTGTATTGGACTTTGTCCTTAAGATATGCGGAATAAAAGATATTTGTTTTAGTATTGGCTAATCCGTAAGCATCAATTAGCTTGCCTACTAAAAATAGTAAATTTGTTACGAATACAGTGGTTGTTTTGCTATCATAATAGTTATCATAAATAGTGAATCCACTATAAATAGAGTTAGCGAGATAAAATACAGCAGCAATGTAACAAGACTTTTGGTAAGAACCATCTAATGTAAGTAAGACATTTCGTTTATTTTCAGGTAAAAGTAACAATGCCTCTCCAACCGCATCATTATCCGACGGAAATTCCTTATTTACTTCTAAGTAAGAAATCATTTTATTCTCGCGACGTAGTTCAATCACATACATCACGAAAAACGCAACAAATGTAGCGAAGTTTACGGAGATGTTACCAATATACAAGCTATCTGTATGGTTTAGTATTTGTGATGGAGTACACAAGTCATTCCCGCATTTTTGAGGAACAAAGAATAACAGCAAAGTACCCATCAACACACGATACATTTCCAGCGTAAATGCGACGTAGGACCCTGACTTTTGTTTAAAATCTTGGTCGCTAACGGTCTCTTTCAATTCCTCTACGAAAGATAGACGTTTTGATTTAGTCGGTTCTTCAACTGTTTTTACGGATATCGCAATCTCTTCGAGTTCGGTAGTAGGAATGGTCTCCATTACTGTATACAATATCTACCTATTTTTATCTGTGAATAAAAAATTGAATTATCCAGAGTAACGTATCTATACCAAAAATAATATTGTGATTATTTATAATCAATCCTCTAAAATGTGCCAACCAGTTATTATTTCTATCGAGGGAAACATCGGGGCTGGTAAAACTACCGTCGTCCAAGAGCTACATAAGCGGTTCAAAGATAAAAAAAACATAGTTTTTGTAAAAGAACCGGTTGATATTTGGGAAACGGTCACCGACAACGACGGACAAACCATTTTACAAAAATTTTACGCAGAACCTTCTAAATATGCGTTTCAATTTCAAGTTATGGCACTAACTACACGTTTAACCTTGATACGCGATACGATTCGTAATAACCCGAACTGTGATATGCTAATATGTGAACGCTCGATTGACGCAGATAAACAAATATTCGCAAAAATGTTGCATGATGATGGCTTAATTACAGATTTAGACTATAAAATTTATTGTTTAATGGCAAACGAGCACGAAAAGGATTACAAAGTAGCAGGGCATATTTATATTAATGCTGATGCGGATGTATGTTTTAACCGGATTCACAAGCGTTCGAGAGATGGAGAAGGGGGAATCGAACTTTCTTATCTTACAAAATGCAAACAATATCACGATGATTGGCTCGGAAAATATGGTAGTTGGGATTGTAATCAACCTAATACAAACTCAACCAAAGTACTTGACCTATTAACGAATGAAGATGCGTCTTATATCGATACTGACGCAAACGACCCAGGGATTAAGTGGATTTCACAAATAGAACAGTTTATTCAAAATATTCTTATTCAAAATGGAGTGGTTAATCCACCACCACCTAACTCGCCATATTCTACATAAAACTAAAAACAATACCTAATTAAATTTTACAACAATCTTTACATTTTCTTTTTTTATTGTTTTACATGCTGAAATAGATAGTTCTTCGCGGCGTTTTCGGGTTTTTGAATTGGTAGTTTCGGGTTTCTCGTTTACTATATTATCTAGTGTGGCGCGCTTTTTGGTAGTTACATTACGCTTATTCATATCATTTTCAATAGTTTCGTAATTATTTTTGATATAATCTACTATTTTGTTTTCAATCGCCCATTTAAAGAAATTCAATTGCCCTATGGTCGTTTCCATCAACTGGTTTTCATTATATGGAATCGAAATTCTATCCCAACGACAAAAGGGGTCAAACCGTTTTTTAGAATAAGCCTTTAATTTTAATTTGTAATCGTTATATACTTTAAATCGGCTATTTGTCTCGGTATCGCCTACTGTTTGGGTTAATTCATATACTGTGTAGTATTTCTTGGCAAAATTTGTTACAAACCAATCTACTATACGAAGGGATATTTCAGATTCGCCATTAATAATTTTCATCATTTTTTCCAAATGACCGTGATTGTTATAAAAATCCATCAGATTACTCATTAATAATGTATTCTGGGTGTTTAATGCGTTTGACCGATACATATTTAGTATTTTACTATTATCGGATTCTTGTGTTTATACGATTTTTAGATAAATATATATTTTTAGTATAGTTATGGAACCTATATCATTGTTCTCAATCTACGCGACTGGATTTATCGTTGGAGGGATAGGAATAGGATACTATATTGAGAATTACTCGTATTTGTTATATGAACGACTAGAACGATATGTAGATGACAAATTTGTATTCAAACGTGAATGAAAGAGAACGCCAACAAAACATAAAATTGAAAAGCTTTTGATGATAGTAGATATAACAAATAATTACACCAACCACGTAACTAATCGTACGAATATAATGAGGTCTCTTTCCGACGAATTTCAGGTTTTACTTGATGCTACGCCACCTGATTCTGGTAGTCAGTTAGCTATTCAAATTGGAACCATATTGCTAGCGAAAGCGGAGGGAGAAGATGTCGATGATATTATGTGGGAAATGGTTCTTGAATGGAAATGGAAGGACCTCGTTCAAAATACGCCACCTGTGTATGGTGACCCTATTGCTGCCAAAATAGCACGTATCATCAGGGCAGAAATGAATGGCGAATTCGTAGACCATCTGAAATGGGAATTGGTAAAAGAACGCGAACGTAGAAATGAGGGAGAGTAATCCAGCAAAATAAAAACATAAAAGATAAAAAAGACTGTATATAGTCTTTTTTATCGGGGGGCAGACGTTTAGTAGAGAATGAACGAAGTATCTGCCATTTGAATATAATCAAATATAATCAAATATAATCAAAAATAGTATAAAAAATGCTCGGTGTATATAAGTAGATGTCTTTTTTTACAGACTTGTTTTCGCTATTTGAAAGAGTTCTTTTTGATGGAGTAGATGAATACTATGATATTGAAGTTGATGAAATAATATATTCTGATGACGAAGATGATGATATAGAATATAATGAGGAATTTGACGATGAAAATGATGAATGCTGGGAACAACCGTATGAATATGTTCCTGCGTTCATAAATCCACCTATAACACGCCGACAAATCTCGTTTTGTTAAATGTACCTATTTTTTATTGTATTTGGAAAAATGTAAAAATAGTCTAATCAATGAACTCTATATTTGTATTACAAGGTTACACATTTTGTATCCGTAAATTACAATCTCGCGATTTACAACACTCATATTATGATGTAATGGGGCTATTATCTGATATTGATAGGACAATGTTACGAAATAGTGAAATATTACATCAATTAGAAAACGAATACGTGTTTTTCGTAGTGGAAGACGTACATACTCATGTAATAATTGGCACTGGGACCGTCATTATTGCCGATAGCACGAATAATGTAAATCAAATGGGGTATATTGATAATATTATGATACGACAAGATTATCAAAATATTGGGTTAGGTGAAATGATGCTTCAAAAACTAAGGTATTATTGTTTACATACGGAAAAATGTGTACGATTATTTGTGAATTGTGAGACTACCATGTAATCTATTCACAATCAATCCGTTTATAGTCCAAATCGAAACACGCCACTATACAATCATCGTTTTCGCATTTATCTAATAGGCTTGTGTTCTCCAAAAAGAGTGAAATGGTTGTATTGAAAAATGTGTTCTCATCTATATTGTTTTGTTCTTGCATACATGACCCATGTTTCTTCCATTCATGTTCCCATAATGTACTATCACACGCATGCCAATACGCATTCATATCGGTCAATAGTTTACCGGTGGGTTTTATGTAAGACACACTTTTGCAGTTTTCAGGATAGGCTGTGCTATTTATTTGCGGCCAGAGTCCGTGAATCATATAATCGTCACTACACCATTTTTGGACTGCCAACTCATAATAGTTATAAATGTTGGTTGAATCTACCGCACTTATACTTGCTAATATAGTTATTAGTTTTGAGAACATTACTATATACATTCGGGATATTTATTTCAATATGTGCGCGTCTAATTCGGGTATGGTATTTTCATCATAATTCGTAAAACAATTTACGTGCGTAACACTTAACGAATTCTTCTCTTTTGGATTAATCTCCTTTACATAATCACGAACACGTAATGTATATGACATATGAACGTGGAAATTATTTATATTACAAATGATGATATTCAAAAATAACCCACTATATCCAGTAATGTAATATTCTATGTCTATTTTTTTATTCTCAAAAATCATATTTGCCATCACTTGTAATAAACGAAATTTGATGTCTAAATATTGATTTTTCTTCTCAAATCGTGTCGTTTTCATACATCTGGTGGCTAATTGGTCTAATTCTTGCTCGGAAAATGGTATAATCGAATGTTTATGTTTGAAATAAATGTATTTCAGTAAATAATGACATACGCAATCGGATAAACGACGAATGGGTGATGTAAAATGACAATATTCGGGCATCCCTACCAAATCGTGTGATTCTATGTTAGCCATATAATCAGCGCGAATACCATTCGTTATTATTTCCTGTAATAATTCTTCGCCTGATATTTCATTATACACGGTTTGTAACCATTCACTCGCATTGCACGTTCTAAAAATACCTGTATTTAAATTTATTTTTAAATATTCACCTACAAAAGAGTTCGCGAAAATGGCAAATTCCGCAATCATTTGCTTCATCATTCGTTCTTGTTGTGTATCTTCGTATAAATAGACGTGATTATCTTCATATATCGGGTATGCTGTGGAAACTTCATTTAATTTGATTCCTTTTGTTTTTAATGAACGTCTCGTTTTCAATGTTTCGCTTATTTTTAATCCTATAGTAAACGCACTCATTTCGTCGCAAACGACTGACGCACTATTATAACTGAATGCGTTCTCCTTTTTTACAAAAATGGTGGTAAATAATAATTTGATTTCGTTAATAGGTTCATAGGTGGTTGAATTAATTTCAGATAATACTGTAATCGCATTTTTAGTATTACCTTCTTGTGTTCCTTGTAAGCTGGATAATTCTAACACTTGGTCTGGCATCATGTGAATTGGAGCACGATTTGATGGATATTTGGTTGTTGTTCTCTTCACAATGTCATTCCATAAATTAGAATTTAAATCGATGTATTCAGTTGGGTCCGCGATGTGGATTGCGAAATATAGTTTATCGTTTTCACTATATATAGAAAACGCATCGTCAGCGTCCTTACATCCGATTGGGTCTATACTATACGTTTCATATGAGGTCATATCGACTCGTTCAGTTTGGGTAATAGAATAAGAGTGATTATTGGATATATTACTCGTAAGTATTTCATCACTAGAAACATCCCTTTTAATTCCATATTTGGGTTCAACTATGTTTGTATAATTATCTTCATAAACTTGATTATTCATTGTCTACTATCAATATACTTATTATGTTAGTGTCTAATTATATACTTTTTTCATTATAACACAAATCTTGTTTTGAGAAAAGACATAAAGTATTTTCTACATATAATATAATATTGAATAAGTAATGGGGTTTACAGATAAAATGTGTCATGATGTTGCTAACCAAATTATAAATGATATATTTTTAGTAAAATATATACCGACTATCAACTTGAATAAAACTTGGTATGAAAACTTAAATAAATTTTTTGTAACAGAATGGGACCGCCTTCAAGAAAGTGAAGATACACAAAGTCAATTTACAGAAGATGAAGAACATATGATTATAGTTGAGGCAATGCAAATTTTATTGGATAAATTAGACGTGGATGAAGATGAATTT